TCAGAATTCACTGACTAACCACTCATCTGCCTCATCAAACATTTCTTCAACTAAGCGGTTGAGTACTGATTTCTCTTGTTTACTCGCATCCGTGTTGATGCCGTTAGCCTGCATTGGTTTGACCCTAACGTCGGCATCTGGAAATACTTGATGCACTCGCTTGGTTAGTTCGGTCTTAATCATTTCATTCGCATTGGCAAGGCCAGCAACATTACGTTTGTCGTAGATTAGTTCAACTCGCATGGGTTCTTTCCTGAGTAAATAATACTGTTTTAATATACAGTATTTTAAGTGTGAGGCAATAGGATTTTAGTCATTTTAGCGAGAGAACAAGTTAACTTTCTGTTTAATGAGTGGTTTTTGTTATTGAAAAATAACCGCAGGTGATTTACTGGATAATAACTGGCGGTTATTTTTTTGTGTGAATTTATCTGCTTGTTTATATAGATAATTTAAATTTTTTGCCGTGAGAGTGCGTTCTCAAAAATAGATGCTTTTGGCTAATCTATTTCCAACCAGCGGGCATCAACGACGACGCCAAGGATCTTACAGTTACCATTAAGTTCGATTAAACGGTAGGCTGGATTCAATGGTTTCAAGTACTTAACGCCAGCATCAACAATTAATTTCTTAAATGTGGCTTCGTTGTCATCTGTTAATTTGGCAACAACAAAATTACCCGGCATCGGTTCTTTTTCTGGGTCGATGAGGATAATCATGCCTTCTGGAAAGCTGATGCCCGACGGTGAGGTCATGGAATCGCCTTTGACACTCAACCAAAAGGCACTGTCATGCGCATTCTTGGTCGACTCTGGCCAAATTTCAATATCACGCAGGGTATAAGGCTCTATTGCTTCATACCAATTACCCGCGCTGATCCAACTGATCAGTGGGTAACTGTTGGCGACAGAGCCTACCGGTTTGTCATTTAGCCCACCGCGAGTCGGGATAGATAGGCTCTCGGCCATCTTTGCCAGCTCTTTTGCCAATGAGGGGCTAAAGCTACTGATAGGCTCATTCAGTACTTTAGCGAAAGCAGCAGCGTTGGTCACATTGAGCGGATTGATGCCGTTCAAGAATTGGTTGACGGCACTTTGCCCCACGCCCAATTCGTGCGCAACAGACTCTTGGGATATACCCAGTGCTTTTTTCTTGGCATTAAACAGCTCTTTCAGCCGTTTAGCGTCGTCTAACTGTTCTGGCGTCAGTGGCTTCTTTTTCATGAGTCAATTTTATTACCGTTAGCAATAATATCCAATCACCTGCGGTATTGACTATAAAATCACTTGCGGTAATAATCAATCAAAATATATAAGAGAAACGCATAGAATCGCATCGGTAACAGGCACTCTCTGCAGTGCTACAAGCCTACGCGATGTGAGTTGCTCTGGTTATCACAAGAAGACGGCGGCCTGATTTACCGGTGGTTTCCGTTGTTGAACAATTGATAGGTTGAGGTGTCACCGTGTGGCCCCGCCTTTGTGGAGTAGCTATATATGAGTTCAATCAACAGTCCGCAAGCCGGAAACACCAGCCAGAAGAACCAGGGCATAAGAGACATTCAATTAGTACTTGCCCGCTGGGGTGTGTGGGCAAGATGCAGCTCAGGGCTGGATTATTCCTCCATCGCTGCCGGTTTCAAAGGCCTGCTTCCTGATACTTCGAAAAGCAAAGCATCCTGTTGTGATGATGATGGTTTAGTGGTGGATGGTTGTGTTGCTAGGCTAAAACAATATCGGCCAGAAGAATATGAATTAATTATCCGTCATTATGTTCTTAATCAATCAAAACGGGCGATTGCACGCCAGCAAAAAAGAGATGAAAAGCTGGTAAGGATTAATATGCAAATGGCGGAGGGTTTTGTTGATGGTTGTCTGGCAATGTTGAATGTGAAATTAGAAATGGATCCGTTAATCGAAAACTTACATATTTATGAAAAAACATTAACGCGGTCCGCGAAAAGTGTATTAGTCTGAAATGAGTGGTTAGTCTGTTACGTAAGACTAATTATTTGAAATCCTGCTTTGGCAGGATTTTTTGTTTTTGTATTTTCTATTTTTAATGAAAGAAAATAAAATTAAAAATAATTAAAAAAAAAGCTAACGCGGTCCGCAAAAAGTATATTAGTCTGATATCACTGGTTCATTACATACTGATTAACTAACAGGAAAGCCCCGCAATGTCGGGGCTTTCCTGTTTCTGTTGATTATATATGCCGGTGGGTCAGGGAGGGAGGTTATAAATGAATGAACAAAGTCAACTACCCTATTGGTGGACAGGCGCACTGGCATTATTCTCGGCTCTGAGTTTACAGGATTACATCTTTATTCTCGGCACGGTAATTAGCGTCATATTCACCATCAAAACGTATTACGTCAATCTGCGTGAAAAGGACGCAATAATTAAAGAGGAACAGCGCAGAACTGAGATTTTACGTGATTTTCTGAAAAACAAAACAGCCGAGAATATTCCAGCCGCTATTGCAGTATGCAATGACGCATTAAATAAGATGGAGAGTTGAGATGACGCCAGCATTGCGTAACAAAATAGTTGGTGCGGTCGCTGGCGGTGCAATTGCTATTGCGAGTGTTCTACTTGGTGGGCATGAGGGGGTCGAGGGCCGTCAATACCGTGCTTATTATGATGTTGCGGGGGTGTTGACGGTGTGCGATGGGCACACTGGCAAAGACATTATTCGCCATAAACAGTACAGCGACCAGGAATGTGATGCATTGCTGCAACAGGACTTACTGCCAGTAAAGCGGCGGGTAGATAGTGCAGTGCATGTCCCTTTGGGGGATTACACCCGTGCTGCACTCTATTCCTTTACCTACAACGTCGGCAGCACCGCATTTATCAATTCAACCTTATTAAAGAAATTGAATAGCGGAGATATTGCTGGCGCATGCGACGAATTACGGCGCTGGATCATGGCAGGGGGAAAACGTTGGCAGGGCTTGGTCAATCGCCGCGAGATTGAACGTGAACTCTGTTTGATGCCGCCGCAAATCACTAATAGCACGCAGGAGAGTAAATGAAGACGCGAATCGTCACGGCGGTGGCGCTGCTGTTATTGCTGCTCGGTCTGATGGCAAATGCTGTTCGCCTGAGTGCTAAACAGCGGCAAGTATATGCAGAGCTGCAAGCCCAGCAAGTAGTGAATCAAACGCTAGGGAACATCATCGATACCTATCAGTTAAACGATGCGGCGAATCGAGCCGCTGTTGCCAGACAGTTGGAAAGTGAAAGGACGTTACGACATGAAACTGAAGATCGTCTCAAGCGTTTTGCGGCTGCGGCAGCAACTGATAGTTGCGCTGCTCACCGTATGCCTGAGTCTGGCATTAACATCTTGCGCGAATAAACCCGGCACAATTTTAGCCAAAACTCCGGTGCTACTACCACCAGAGTCGGCAATGACGGAATGTGAAATTCCCGAATTTACCGGTTCAACATGGGGGGACAGTGCGCTCTATGCTCTGGCCCTGAAACGGGAATTGCGCATCTGTAAAGGGCGGTTAGATGAAATTATCTCTTGGCGTGCAACCCTTCGCCCTTGAAGTCTTAGGTACGTTAGTGGCGAGAATTCACTTGAATGACTTCTTGCGCTGAGTGGTTTACAGCGGATCTGCGGCTCGAATGACGTTGGGTCTCGTTAACGTTTTATCCCCTACGGGCAACTATTTATCAGGAGAATAATCATGGCATGGATTGATATCGGAATATGTACTTTTTGTCAGGTGGAATCATGAATGCAACTCAAATCAGGCAACTGGCCGCCGCCGCGTTAGTGGGAAAAACGGATGCTGAAGGCAGAGTCTATTCAACTGACGCATGGCCAGTCACCACGTACCCGGCCATTTTGTTGCAAACGCCGATGGAAGTTAAAGAGTCCATTGGTCGGCATGCGCCGCAGTTTAAGACCATGACGACCTTGCGAATCAGTGGACATATCCAACTGAGCGAGGCGATAAATCGGGTCACTGAAGCAGCATCCGCGCTTGAACGTTTGTGTGAGCAAATTCAACGTGCGGTTATCAACAGTTATGAGCTGACTCGTCAGATTCAGCAATTCGCCAAGGTGCGCACCACCATGGGCATCGACACTAGCAGTGAGCAGCATTTTGCTGAAGTTAAAATGGAGTTGGATCTTGAATATTACCAAGGGCCGGAGGATTTCTTCCCGCTGGAAACTACCCCATTGGAGGGCATTGACGTCACTCTTTCTATGCCCGATGGCACCACAGATCCGCTGATCGCAATTACCTTCCCGGAGTAACTCTATGTTCGTAAAACCTACGGCTGGCCGCGCGGTGCGCGATCCGGTCAAGGGCACCTTTTTGCCTAAATTCGGTACTGAGGTTCCTGATAACGCATTTTGGCATCGTCGCATTCAAGACGGTGATGTGGTGCAGATAACCGCTACATCAGTGGTGTCTGCATTTGAAGTATCAACAATGGAGAGTACAAAACTATGAGCATTCCTTTCACTAATATCCCAAGTAATCTGCGCACGCCGCTGTTTTTTGCAGAGTTTGATAACTCTCAAGCCAACACGGCGAGCACTACCCAGCGCACATTGATTATTGGACAAACATTATCGGAAAGCACTTTGCCCGCCAATGTTCCGGTACTGGTTTCATCCACAGCGACGGTTGCTGGTTTGGCGGGAGCCGGCTCGATGTTGCATGGGCAAATGGCGGCCTATCTGGCAAACGACACGGCGGGTGAAATCTATCTGCTTCCCCTGAGTGAAACTGATGCCATGGTGGCAGCCACCGGTAAAATCACTGTGACTACGCCCGCTTCGGCGACGGGAGTGATTTCGCTCTACATCGGCGGTATTCGGGTACAAACCACTGTCGTGGCGACGGATGATGTGGCCACGGTTGCTGCGGCACTGGCTGCGGCAATTGAGAGTCAGCCTGAATTGCCAGTGACGGTTGTTCATACCGAGGAGCAGGCATCTGAAGGGGGCGTTATCGTCTTAGCGGCAAAGAACAAAGGTGCGCATGGCAATAACATTGACTTGCGTCTGAACTATCTTGGCAGCGCTGGTGGGGAAGCAAAACCAGAGAGTTTGATGCTAACGATGACCCCAATGGCCGGTGGCGCAGGGGCGCCAGAGCTGGCGAGTGGTTTGGCGAATTTACAGGATCGCACCTTTGATTTCATCATCAACCCCTACACCGATACAGCGTCATTGGATGCTATTCAATCTTTCCTTTCCGATAGCACGGGGCGCTGGAGCTATAGCCAACAACTGTATGGGCACAGTTTCGCCGCGCAATCTGGCACCTATGGTCAACTGACGGCTGCCGGAGAACTACGTAATGATCAGCATGCTTCACTGTTGGGTGTTCATCACTCACCGACACCGGCCTACATTTGGTCGGCGGCTTATGTGGGCGCTATTGCACAAAGTCTGCGCAATGATCCAGGTCGCCCACTGCAAACACTGGCTATCAGCGGCGTCTTGGCGCCACCATTGTCCAGCCGTTTCACGCTGACGGAACGTAATAACTTACTGCACAGCGGTATTTCCACGGTGACAGTGGCGGATGACGGCAAGGTTCAAGTGGAAAATATCATCACGACTTATCAGACCAATAAATACGGTACTGAAGATGATAGTTACCTGCAAATCGAAACTTTGTTCTTACTGATGTTTGTCACCCGTTATCTGCGCACGCAAGTAACCTCTAAGTTTGCTCGCATGAAGTTGGCCGCCGATGGCACCCGTTTTGCTCCGGGTTCGGCCATTATTACTCCGAATGTGATCCGCGCTGAACTGATTGCCCAGTATCAAACATTGGAATTTAACGGCTACGTGCAGGATGCCAAAGGTTTCGCTCGTGGGTTGATTGTTGAGAAAAACGCCAGTAATCCGAATCGAGTTGATGTGCTGTGGACTGGGGTGCTGATTAACCAACTGCGTATTTTTGCAGTACTTAATCAATTCCGCCTGCAAGCGGCTGTTTAACTCTCAACATTTTAACAATAAATAAGGAAATAAATTATGAGCGATTCTTCAAACCGTCTGGCGGGTACTGCCTATGTCACTGTTGATGGCATTACGATTATGGTAGCTGGTCAGTTCAAATACAGCCCATCAAAAGTGAAACGCGAAACCGTGATGGGGATGGATGGCATTCATGGCTATAAAGAAACCGTGGTTGCACCGTCAATTTCTTGCACTATCCGTGACAGCGGCGGTGTTTCCATCAGTGACTTCAATGACCAAACTAATGTCAATATCGTGTGTGAATTAGCTAATGGCAAAACCATTATCGGCAGTGGCATGTGGTCGGTTAGTACTTTGGTGGTGGATAGCACCGAAGGTACAGTTGATGTCAGTTGGGAAGGCGGTTCGGTGACGGAGAACTAAGATGGCTGAATTGGATCGCAGTAAAACCATTTCGCTAGTGAAACCCATCTCGCACGAGGCCACTAAGACCACCTATGAGGTGGTTGAACTCAGCGAGCCGACGTTATTGCAAGTGCAGCAATTTTACGATGAGCAAACCAAAACCGGCTCGCTCAGTGGTATGGGATTGTTGATTGCATTGGTGTCTGGGGTGCCGCGTGAAGCTATCAAAAAGATGGCTTTTACCGACTACAAAGCTTGCGAGGTCTACATGATGGGTTTTTTAGCCTACTCCCCAATGGGGGACGATGGCGCGAAATAATCGCTGACGTCACTTACTACTATAGCTGGGGGCCGGGCGATGCCTGGTCCCTGACCTACAGTAAATTAATGTGGTGGTGTCAGCAGGCCGAGCGGATTAATAAAATTAAGGCTGGCAAAAATGGCTGATAAAAACAGTATTGATGGGATTCCACCTTTGGACGATATCGCTGGGGGTAAAATACCGGCGTATAAAAAAATTCCGGGGGCCATGGTTAAGGCTTATAAGCTTGCTAATGGTGTACATACAGCCTATACCATTAGTTCTGAATTATTAGGCTTAATAAATAAAGGTGCAAGTAATGCACTCATTGTTAACAATGCAGCTCAAGGTGTTGGAGTGCCTGTTGAACAGTTCGGTGATGTTACTGGTGCCATGAGAATTCGTGGTGTTGATAATATTGAGGCCATCAAATCCACACAGAAACTATATAAAAGGCTCAATGATATAGCTTGGGGCCATAATAAGCCGGCATCTGAATTATTCACTAAGCATAAAATCGATATTATCCTCAATGATAATGGCACCGTTGATGCTCCTAAAACGATGACAAATTATGCTACTGCTTATGCACCATTGTCACCAAGAGATAAGAGCGAATTAGATAATGTCATTGAGTTCGACAGTAATGAAATGCTATTGCCACGTGAAGGCACTGATCTTAACTCTTTATTTACTCGAGTTAAAACTTTCGGACTTGATGTCGATCCTGAATATAACAAAAAAGCAGTCACTTTGGAGCATGAAAAAACCACACTAAAAGCGGCTAAAGAGGGATGGTTGCAGCAGTTTAATAACAATGTAACTAGCCCATTTTTATTTGATGATATTCTTGCAAATATAACAGGCCGGTTTTCTGATTTAGTCGCTTATGACTTTGATGAAAGCTCATTTATTACAAACTGGATGAATATAGATGGCTATAATTTATTAAAGAAACAACAAGCTCAGAGTGATCCTGACTTTCTAGATAAACTTAATACGTATGAGCTTTTCATGCTTAACTTTCCTGGGATATCAGGCAGTGTTAAGAAAAAAATGCATGAACACGAAGATTTAAAGAAAAATACGCAAAGAATTGGCTCGCCAGTAGCTGATAGCACTATTAGTCAAACTCCTTATCCACAGACTAATCTTAATCAGCAAGTAGAACGAGTTAATCAGAGTATTGATGATATTTGGATGAGTGATAACAGCCAAATTAGTGATTCTGATATACGTGATACTTATTCGATAGAGCCAGCTACATCACCCAACGACAATATCGTCAGTCATGTTACCAATATATCGCCTATTTATTCTGAGGCGACGGGGGGCTTTAATGCTGATGTTATTGCCGATGTTATTGCGACTGCTATGCAGAATAACCGAGTGGAGATCGAACTGACACTTATTGATAGCCGGACGGGTGAAACGTCAGAGATTCAGGCGCAGGGAGGCGGGCGGATTAGCTACGCCATGGTCATGCCAATGTAATTACGCGAGTCATTTCCCTTCCTTTCTGTCATCACCCGCTTCGGCGGGTTTTTGCTTTTCTATCGTAAGAATCCTAAACAGGAGAACGCAATGTCACTTATCGGCGATACCTTATCCACGCTACTCGGTGGCGGTGATGACAACTGGCAATGGTCGGATCATCTACATCAAGCCTCGTTTCGCGGTGTACCTTTTGTCATCAATAAAAGTGTTGATACTTTTGGCCGGCGTCAGGTGGTGCACAGTTACCCTTATCGTGATACCAGCTATATCGAAGATCTCGGCCGTAGCGCTCGGAGCATTGTGCTAACGGGATTTCTGGTGCAAAACAGCCAGATTTATACCGCGCCAGATGTGATGACTCAGCGTGATTCATTGATTGCTGCATGTGAAATGCAAGGGCCGGGGACGTTAGTACACCCAACTCTCGGCGAAATGACCGTCAGTGTGAGTGAATTGCAGATTGATGAGAATACCGCCGCTGGGCGGATATTTTCATTCACTATAAAGGCGCATGAATCCGGCTTACGCGCTTTCGCCATCACTGGTGCGGCAGAGATGGGGGCATCAATCCAATCTTCCTGGCTGGGTTTGAGTGCCAAAGCGGTTGCCGGTTTTATTGCCACAGTAAAGGGTGAGATGCGCTCTGCGACTCAGGCGATAAAAACGCTGAAAAATACGGCGGCATTTTGGGGGAGGATGGTAACAAGCACCGCCAATGAGGCCAGCAATTTGGGAAATGCGTTACGCTCAACCTTCGGTAGCAAGCGGTATGGCCGCTATCACCACGGCACCGTGGGGGGCAGCAGTTCAGGGGCGACACAAACTGTCAATTTGACAAGTGATGCTGCGGACCTCGCACTCTTGGTATCGCAGCGGCTGGCATTAGCGGTTGAAGGGCAGTCGGCAGTTAATTTTGCAGTAAATGACTTGCTTGATGCCAATAGCATTGATGCCCATGCCAGTAAGCTGTTGGCGCTGGTGAATGCATTGCAAAACAGCGGTGTCAGTATCTTAGATGTGATTCGCATGATGGAAATATTGGCAACAATGCAAGACGACACCTTTCGTGCCAATGAAAGTGAGGCGGCAGTTGCCGATGCCAGTCATCAATTAATGGCGACATTGTGTGCTGGGGGGATGGTTTATGCTGCAGCGCAATATCAGCCGGAAAGCTATGACGATGCGGTGACCATTTTAGGACGGGTGTGTGAAGTCATTGATAACCGAGCGCTGGCTGCTGCCGATAGTGGAAATGATGATGTATACCGTTCACTGATGCTGATGCGGGAATCCATTGTGTTGCGTTTGCAACAAGCAGGAGCGAATTTATCGCGGGTTGGCGATGTAAGTTTCACTCGTGCGCTACCTGCTTTGATGCTAGCAAATCGGTTGTATCAAGATGCTTCTCGCGCAGAGGCGTTAGTGAAAATGGCCAATCCTATTCATCCGGCATTTATGCCCATTAGATTTAAGGCATTGAACCTATGAATGATGAATGGGTAAACGATGACTTAACACTGGAAGTGGGCGGCAGGGCAATCACCGGCTGGAGTAAAATTCAGGTCACCAGAGGCATTGAAACGTTACCCAGTAGTTTTGAACTGTCATTGATGGATCGCTATCCCGGCAGTGAAGGACTGCAATGGATAAACCCCGGAGATCCCTGTGTGGTCAAACTGGGCAACGATGCCGTCTTGACCGGCTATATCGACAGCTGGGATAGCACCATCACGGCCACCAGTCGTGAGGTTACTGCGAAGGGGCGGAGCAAGTGTCAGGATTTGGTCGATTGCTCTGCGCAATGGCCCAACAGCGTAATCAGTCAGTCCACGGTATTGCAAATTGCACAAAAATTGGCCGATCCTTATGGCATTAAGGTGACCTCTGACGTTACCGATCTGGTGGTGGTGCCGAAATTCACCCTTAACTGGGGAGAAACCGCGCAGGCGGTCATTGAACATGCAACCCGCTGGGCAGCACTGCTCTATTACGACCAACCAGATGGCAATTTATACCTCACTCGTGTCGGTACATGTAAAGCGGCTAGTGGCGTAGAACAGGGAGTCAATATTCTGAGTGCAAACCTGCATACGGATATTAATCAACGTTTTATTGACTACACCGGTGTAACCCTGTCGAGCAATACTGTCGCCCGCCGTTCTGCTTCGGGCGGCAATAACACCTCGGCTTTGGTGAAAAAGCAGGATACACAACTGGCTGAACAGTTTCCCACCCGTTATCGAAACAAAATAGTTATCGTCGAAAGCACCATGGACTCACCCGATTTGGTGAGAAATAGCCTCGATTGGAGCATCAACCGCAATAATGGCCGCTCTAAAGCCCTTAAGGTGCAAGTTGATAGCTGGCGCGATCGCGAGCACCGACTCTGGGAGACCAACTCACTGATTCCTATCTCCATTCCAGCTTTAGGGCTAAAAGATGAGTTATGGCTGTTGTCGGAGGTGATTTATCTAAAAGACGCTAAGGGCACAGTGGCAACTATGACGCTGATGCCCCCAGAGGCTTTTGCTCTTCAGCCCTACAAAATCAAATGAAACAGGGGGTTATATGCATGATGTCAGTGGACAATTCTCGACTCTATACCGACAGATAAAAATGCTGTTGGGGATCGGGCGAGCCGCTACCTTTGATGACAGTGAGGGGGTACAAACCGTGCAGTATCAGACCTCACTGGAAGTTCACAGTGACACACCACGGCTAGCTGAATTCGGCTTTTCGTCAGGATTACCGGCGGGTAGTGATGTGGTGATGGGGTTTCTGGGGGGCGATCGCTCCAGCGGTATGATCATTGCCTCTAATCATCCCTCTTACCGGCATAGAGAATTAAACTCTGGAGAAACAGTGATTTACTCTCAATGGGGGCAGTTTATCAAATTGACGGAAAGTGGGGTAATCATTGAGGCCAATAATCAGCCAGTGATCGTGAATAACGCTACTGACGTGACGGTAAATGCATCGGTAAAAGTGAGGCTAAATACCCCGCTATTAGAAGTGAGTGGCGATATTGTGGATAACGCAGGCAGTAATGCCACGACACTTAAAACCTTGCGAGATGCCTATAACAGCCACAATCATCAACTCAAAAACGTACAGTCGGGTAGTGCAACACTCACCAGTGAGGCACCCGCTAAGGTGGTGCGATGACAACGGATATTAAAACAGTTTGGGATGTCGATGCCTCTCTGGGGGATTGGCGGACAGGCCATGGTGGATTGCTAGAGGGGGATGATCTGCATACTGCCATTTTGTTGAGTTTATTCACTGATCGCCTAGCTCGGGTTGATGATGATATCGATGGCGATGATCGTCGGGGCTGGTGGGGGGACAGTGATGCGGTATCCGCGATAGGTTCGCGACTTTGGTTATTACGGCGACAAAAACTGACCACCCAGATTGCCATCAAAGCGGAGGACTATGCGCGGGAAGCGTTGGCATGGCTGATCGAGGATGCAGTTGTGGCTGTAATCACCGTTCGCGCGCAAATCATGTACCCCAACACATTGTTGCTTGCTATTGCGTACCAGCAACCAGACAAAACTCAATCTTCAGTTAAATTTTCATGGGTATGGGAGGAATAATTCATGCCATTTAATCGACCCACCTTAAGCGAATTACGGCAACGAAATCAGTCCTATATGCAATCGGAACTGAAAACGGGTGGTAATTTATTGCGTTTTTCTAATATTGGCGTGATCAGTGACGCAGATGCCGGAATGGCACATCTGCATTACGGTTATCTTGATTATATTGCCCGGCAAGCGACCCCCTACAATGCGAGCGATGAATATCTTGCGGCCTGGGCGGCACTAAAAGATGTGTTTCGCAAAGCAGCGAATCCAGCCAATTGTACTGATGTGCGTTTCGGTGGTCTTGCCGGGCGGGTCATTCCTGCCGGGCGGCGTCTTAATCGGGCTGATGGCTATCAGTATCAACTCGATAATGCCGTGACGATCGCCGCTGATGGCAACGCAATCGGTAGAATTACCGCGATTTTACCTAGCCCACTGGAGGATGCGACAGGCGGTGGCAACCGAGGGAACAGTGCAGCAGGAACCGTGTTGACACTCGATATTGCTATTGAGGGGGTGCAAGCTACTGCTACAGCACTGAGTAAAATCACCGGGGGGGCAGACATTGAATCTGAAGATGCCTTTCGCTCGCGAATGTTATTGGCTTACCAAAACATTCCGCAAGGCGGTAATGACACAGACTATCAATCTTGGGCATTGGCAGCACCGGGAGTGACGCGATGCTGGGTTAAACGGCGCTTGATGGGGGCCGGCACAGTCGGAGTCTATATCATGTGTGATGATAATGATTACGCTGGCTTCCCGCAGGGCAGTGACGGCATTTCTTCACTCGAACAGTGGGGGGCCGTCAAAGCCACGGGAGATCAGAGGCGGGTAGCCGATGCTATTTATCCGCAGCAACCCATGATTGCCTTGGTATATGTCTGCGCTCCCATCGCACAACCCATTGATTTCGTCTTCAGCGGCATTTCTCATGTAGATAGCACCACCACGGCCGCCATCAATGCCGCGATCGACGAGGTATTTTTCGCTGAGGGCGAGCCCGGTGGCAAAATTCTGTGGTCATCACTGTTGTTGGCCATTGGGGAAGTCCCTGGCACTGGGGGGTTTATTATGCAATCTCCGGCAGCCAATATTGAGCTGCAAACCGGTAAACTCCCCATTAGGGGTACAGTGAGCTACTTATGAGCCGCTATTCTGTCAGTGAATATACTGAAGCTTTGCAGGCATTAATGCCAATGGGTTTGGTTTGGCCACGACGATCTGATGGGGTGCAAACTGAAGTTTTACGGGCATTAGCCAGTGCTTATCGGCGCAGTGATGAAGATGCACAAGATTTGTTATCTGGCGCTTTTCCGGCAACCGCTACGGCGATGTTGCCGGAGTGGGAAGCGGCCTTGGGGCTACCGGATCTGTGCGCCATCGGTGAAGTCGATAGCATGATCCAACGCCAGCGTGCCGTGGTGTCTAAATTGTTTGGTATGGGGGGGCAGTCAGCGGCTTATTTTATTCGAGTCGCAAAAGCCCTGGGTTATTCCATTACGGTCACTCAATATCGGCAAGCTTGTGCAGGAATGGCAGTTTGTCATGATGCACTTAACGGCGAAGAGTGGCCCTTTACTTGGCTCATTACCGCGCCGGAAACCACCATCCATTATGCTCAATGTGGCTTAACTTATTGCAGCGACCCTCTGCGTTCATGGGGTAATAAACAACTTGAATGCAGATTAGCGGTATTAAATCCGTCTCATACAAATTTGAAGTTCGGCTATACCCTTATGACTTGATGCTTCAGCGCCGCTAGCTGCAACGCCAATTCATTCGGATATATATCAGTTAATTAATTATCGATACAGATCGCTTTCACTAGTGAGGATTTTCTATGCAAAAAATTGGCGATATTCCTAATACGCGCGCCGACAACAATGGCGAATTTACCGACGGCAATGTTGCTGCCGGTGTTCCCCCAACGATATTACCGGCTGAATGGTTTAATACCATTCAACGTGAATTGATTAATGTTTTGATCTCCGCAGGTATTGAACCTGATAGCGATAAGTTTGATCAAGTAGCAACCGCCGTCACTAAATTAATCACTGACGGTGGATTTTTAAAAACAGCGAATAACCTTTCGGAGATTAAAAATGCCGGGGCCGCAGCGGTTGCTACTGCTCTCGCAAACCTTGGTTTGGGGACTGCGGCAACCAAAAATGTCGGAACCGGTGCGGGACAAATACCCGATATGAGCGCGTGGTCATTTGTCAAAAATGCCGATAGCAGCAAGTGGACGCTGACCTTACCCAACGGTTTTTTACTGCAAAAATGTACGGTGGTCACTCCCGGCCCATCAGCAACGATTAACGCTGTCTGGTTAACCCCATTTCCGATTGAGTGTTTAGGCGTTTGGGGGATGGATGGTTCATCCGGTACTGCGGATTTGTCATCATCGGCCGCAGGTTCTCTACCTGTCGGACGGGTTTACGCCGTCGGCTCAACCAATACTTATGCCCCTGTCGGCGGCTATGGCGGCATTGATATCTACGCAATAGGACATTAACCATGAAATATTATTTTTCACCCGCCACACTTGGTCTGTACCGTGAAGAAATGAAACCGCGCTATATTGCGGCCGAGTCATGGCCCAGTGATGCAATAGAAGTCACGCAGGATATTTATGACCAATACACCAATGCAGCCCCAGCAGGGAAAGAAATCGGCATCGATAACGCCCAGCCTTGTTGGGTGGATATTCAAATTCCACCGCTAACCCCCGACCAGCTAGCGGCAAAAGCTCGCTCTCACCGTGATAATTTTATTATTGCCACCGATCCCATGATGGTCAGTGATTACTCGATTGGCGACACGCCATTGACTGAGGCACAACGTTCCGAATTAACCACGATCCGCGCAGCATATCGCGCATGGCCGAGGCAGGAAGGCTGGCCGCTGATTGAGTTGCCCGAACTTCCACAATGGCTGTTGATTGAAGCGGTAAATCAAGGTTATCGCGTGCCCGCATGGCCGCCGGAAGTGTAAACACAAATTGGCTTAATTAGACAATAAAACCGGGCTTAATTGCCCGGTATCCCGTCAATTGGTTATTATCTCTATTCCCCCGATAAAACCCTTATCAATCTTCATCAATCCCCTCGTGACGCTCCTCATTTCATGCTAAATTCCCATATCTTAAGCCATTACATCGTTTTTCGGGGACCAGTATGTTTACCTATCAAGAAATATCTTCGTTAAACGAACTGGAACTGATTGTCTATAACTACATCATAAAAAATACTGACAAAGTGATGTATATGACTATCAGGGAACTCGCCGATTCTGCTGGTGTTTCCACTACCACCGTTTTGCGTTTTTGCAAAAAAATGAATTGTGATGGTTACTCTGAATTCCGCGTGCGTTTTAAACTGTATTTAGAGCATGACGAAAAACCACCGATTAGTTTTGGTATCAGTGAAATAATTAACTATTTTAAAAGTATCAATAATAGTGAATTTGATGAACTACTTGATCTGGCTGCAGCACAAATAGCACAAACACGGAGAATTATTTTTGTTGGGATAGGCACATCTGGTGCATTAGGTAAATATAGTGCTCGATTCTTTTCTAATATTGGTAAATACAGTACATACATTGATGATCCTTATTACCCGATTAATAGTGATATGTATCAGGATGCGATTGCCATCATACTCTCCGTTTCTGGAGAGACCGAAGAAATTATCCGTATTGCTAATCAGTTCAGTTTGCAAAACTGTAAGATTATCAGCCTGACCAATAGTGATAATTCAACATTGGCTAAGATGGCTGATTTAAATATCTCTTATCATATGCCACCTATTGTATTAGAAGGTCATTATAATATTACTACCCAAATACCTGTGTTGTATATTATTGAAACCATAGGTAAGAAACTCCCTCCGCTAATGAATGAAAAAACGCCATAAAACAAGGTGTTTTTTATATGTTACATATTCCAAGTCACGACTTTTGTTATATCGTGACTTCAATTCTCTTTTTGTTAAACTTCAGTCTTAATCGACCAAAAATATTAATAATAAATCGCTAATACTCTGTTTATCTTATACTCAGTATCCTTGACAGGAGATTAATAATGGCAATTGATTACTCATTAACCGCTCAAGAAATTATTAAATATATCGGCGGTGATAATAATGTGATTACCGTCACACATTGTGCGACGCGTTTACGTTTTATATTGAAAGATAATAAAGCGGTCGATAAAGAAAAATTAAATCGTGTTAAGGGTGTTATTACCGTTATCGAAGCTGGCGGGCAAATGCAGGTGGTGATTGGTAATCATGTCGGTGATGCCTACAAACATGTCACTAACCTGATTAATATAGATGAAAGTGCAGCTGTTGCTGCACCGAAAGTCGGTATTATTAGTCGTTTGATGGATATTATTTCCAGTATTTTTGCACCTTTCCTTTATCCGTTAGCGGCCTGCGGTATTTTGCAGGGGATTATTTCTTTCCTTGCAGCCATTGGTTGGATGGATGCTGCTAGTGGTACTTATCGTATTTTGAACTTTGTCTCTTGGACTGGGTTCACTTTCCTGCCAGTGATGGTGGCCTTTACCGCGGCAAAAAAATTCAATGTGAATCCGTTTACTGCTGTGATTACAGCCTGTGCGCTGATCAGCCCAGATTACATGAATATGCTGACAGCCAATAAGATAGTTACTGTCAATTCAGCGGATCCTGCGGTTCAACAATTAATGCATGAAGCCGTGAATAACCCACAAGTTGCTCAAATTTTGAATACTATTGCAGGTATCCCTTTGTCTTCACCGACACTGGATTTCTTCGGTATTCCTGTGCAATACCTGAGCTATACCGCCTCGGTTATTCCGATTATCTTGATGGTTTGGGCTATGTCTTATGTGCAGCGCTTTTTTGAACGTGTCCTGCCGATGGTTGTGCGTAACCTGTTCACTCCAATGTTCTGTATTGCCATTATGGTGCCATTAACCCTGCTGGTTTTCGGCCCAGTAGGTAATTTGATTGGTGGCGCTATCGGTGGTGTATACAACACGCTTTATAACCTTAGTCCCGCAGTTGCCGGGTTTATGGTAGGTGCATTTTGGCAACCCTTGGTCACGTTAGGGGTTCATTGGGGTATCACGCCGGTGACAGTAGGTAACTACGCAACCCTGGGTTATGACACTTTCACTGGTCTACAAGCTTCTGCTGTCTTCGCTATGGCCGGCGCTATGTTTGGGGTCTACTTAAAAACGCGAAACAGCGAAATGAAAGGTATTTCTCTGTCGGCGGGGATTACCGCTTTATTCGGTATTACCGAGCCGGCTATTTATGGTGTGGCATTGCGACTGAAAAAACCGTTCCTGTGCAGTTGTGCCGCGGGCGGAATTGGTGGGGCTATCGCCGGAAGTTTTAATGCGGTGTCGTGGAGCTACTGTTTGCCGGGTATTGCCGTGCTGCCCGTCTTCTTTAAAGAAGGGCATATGACCCAATTCTTGGGTTTCTTAATATCAATCACTGTCGCTTTCGTATTGGGTGCTGTGTTCACTTGGCTGGTTGGCTTTACCGATGAGGTTGAGAGTGTAGAGGAAAAAGCATCATCGTCACCTATTACTCAGGCGCAAATGAATCAGGGTTAAAATAGCCTTAATGTTTAGGCGGGCGACCCCCGTCATTGAATTTTATTTTCAGGGTGGGTACTTGCCTACCGCACTATGGGAGAAAGTTATGAGTTACAAACAATTACCGAAGGATTTCTTATGGGGTGGCGCAGTCGCAGCACATCAGGTTGAAGGTGGCTGGGATAAGGGGGGTAAAGGGGTAAGTATCGCCGATGTACTTTCCGGCGGCGCGCACGGCGTTGACCGTGTGATGACGGATGGTGTGCTAGAAGGCTATCGCTATCCGAACCATGAAGCCGTTGATTTCTATGGTCATTACAAAGAAGACATCGCATTGTTTGCTGAGATGGGCTTCAAATGTTTTCGTACTTCCATTGCTTGGACACGCATTTTCCCTAAGGGTGATGAGTTACAACCGAATGAAGCGGGCCTGCAATTTTACGACGATATGTTTGATGAGCTGCTGAAATACGGCATCGAACCGGTTATTACTTTGTCGCACTTCGAAATGCCATGGCACTTGGTTAAAGAATACGGTGGCTGGAAAAACCGCAAAGTGGTCGACTTCTTCGTTAGGTTTAGTGAAGTGGTCATGGAGCGTTATAAAAGCAAAGTTAAGTATTGGATGACGTTCAACGAGATTAACAATCAGCGCAACTGGAAATACCCATTATTTGGCTATTGCTGCTCTGGCGTGGTGTTCACTGAACAAGAAAATCCAGAAGAAACAATGTACCAAGTGCTGCATCACCAGTTTGTTGCCAGTGCTAAAGTGGTCAAATTGGGTCATGCAATTAACCCTGAATTCAAAATCGGCTGCATGGTTGCCATGGTGCCGCTATACCCATTCTCTTGCCACCCTGACGACATGATGTATTCCGTGGAAGCTATGCGTGAGCGTTATCTATTCGGTGACGTCCATATGCGTGGTTATTACCCTTCATATATTCTCAATGAATGGGAACGTCGTGGTTTTACTATCCATATGGAAGAGGGCGATCTCGAAGTGCTGCGTGAGGGGTGTGCTGACTATATGGGGCTGAGTTATTATATGAGCAATGCAGTTTCGGCGACCAATCCCGGCAGCGGTAACTCATTGTCTGGTTTTGAGGGCAGTGTGCCAAATCCACACGTTAAAGCCTCTGACTGGGGATGGCAGATTGATCCCGTCGGCTTACGTTATTCACTCAGCGTATTGTATGAGCGTTATCAAAAACCGCTATTTATTGTCGAAAATGGCTTTGGTGCTATCGACAAAGTGGGCGATGACGGCATGGTTCACGATGATTATCGCATTGCTTATCTTAAAGCGCATATTGAGCAGATGAAAAAAGCAGTGTTTGAAGACGGTGTCGACTTAATGGGCTACACCCCGTGGGGTTGTATCGATTGCGTGTCATTCACGACCGGTGAATACAGTAAACGTTATGGTTTTATCTATGTAGACAAAAATGATGATGGCACTGGTACGATGGCGCGTTCGCGAAAACTGAGTTTCGACTGGTATAAAAAAGTCATCGAGACCAACGGCGAAGAACTTTAACGTTACTCAACTCTAGGTTTATAGCAGGTCATCAGGGCAAGGTCGCGTGCTATCGAGCGACCTTCTACCCCGACGTTCAGTTCCTATCACACAAACAAAAAAACCAACCCTAACAGGTTGGTTTTCTTTAGGTATTTTGGTCGGCATGAAAGGATTTGACCCTTCGCCCCCCGACCCCCCATGTCACCGCCATTAACCAATGCAAACCCAGTATCTTCAAGGCTTTCAGTGGCTTTTGCTGTATGTGCAAACAGTGGAAAATTTGGAAAGTTGGTATTAATAGAATCAATAAGTTATGAGCGGTTTCACACCACTATCCTGCATTGATTTCAGCATGTGGAACCTCGACCCATTCAATGTGATTCTGAGTATAAATTTTTGTAGATTTAGCATCGCTATGAGCCATCCGAGCCTGCGGATCGACCCCCTGATTATCAAACAGATGAGCTGAAAGGGCGCGTATTTCATGGAAGGTTGGGCGTTCGTCAATATCTAGATTTGCTGCTATACCTAGTTTATCCCGTAACTTAGAAAACGCTCGACTTAAGTAATCGGGCGCAACCTGCGTTGGGTGGGAAACCTCTTTGCTACGTTTATTATTCCTTTTTGGAATTCGATGCACTATAAATGGACTGGCCACATTATCCCGACTGTCATCTATTATTCTTTTTAGTTCGTTGCCGATCGGTATTGCCACATGTGATGCTTCTTTGTGCTGAACTTTTTGTCGATGGATATACATGATGCCATGAAGTCCATCAGCAGGTTGTTCGAACCAAACGCAGCCACAAATGCCGTTTTTAGGTTCTTTAATTGAGTAACGAATTCGAGACACTTCCAGCCGAGCATGCGTGGTTTGCAATGCAATATCAATTGCTGTTCGTAACCAAAGATCAGCAGCAGCACGTATAGCGATGAGTTGATCGAGAGACAAACGCTGACGCTTCTTCTCTTCAACACGGCGCATTTTCTTACGAGTAGCTGGGTTATCAAACATCAGAGATTCATCTACAGCGTAGCTAAATAGTTTTTTTAAAAAACTAACTTTTCGGTTTTGTACGTTCGCCGAGGAACCCGAATGAAAATGCTGAATGAATGCGTTTACGTGCTCCAATTCAATGTCACAGCTTGAGATATCATTGAAGAATTCTTTAACTCGCTCCGCATCACTTTTCCAGTCAGCAAGAGTACTTGCAGACGGTTTTTCATCAGCAATAGCCCTTTTCATTATATTATCTATATGTTCTGAAAACGGCAGTGCTTCCCCTTTAATTCCCCCCGACTCACGAATAATAGATTCCAGACTTACGGCGGTTTCAGGACGCATTCTTAAGTTATATTCTCTCGAAACGGCAATTGCGTAGGCTCTATCTGCCCCAATAGTTTTCCTTTTTCCTGAAATTAAAGTCAGGACATATCTGCCTCGAGCTTTGTCGAACTGTAAATAATCAGGGAGGTGTTTATAATCCCGCTTTCTTGGTCTGGCAGCCATTAATCTTCCCCAATTAACGCCATGACATGAGAAGTTACAGCAGAGGCTACGCCCATGCGCTCTGAAGCAAAAACCCATACAGATTGATCGATTATTCTGCCTTGAATCACACCATCTTGAACCCACCGCTTAATAGTTTTTGATGTGGGTACAGATCCTTTCTCAAATTCTCTCTCAGCCCACCGACTGGATTTCATTAGTTTAATTTCTCTGGCCATGACCGTTCTCCACACTGTTTATTTAAAGGCCCGCCGCACACGGGCCGTGACTAAAATCACTCTGTTGCTGGTGGTTTTTCCTGCTTACGCAGATACGGAAGTATTCCGTATTTCAATACACAAAAAGCCCCACCATAAACATTCTTCTCATGAATATTTACAGCTCGGTCGCACATTAATCCAACCTGTTCAATCAGATTATCTTCAATGGCTTTAGCATCCTGTTTTTCCGCTACTGTCGGCCCATCAAAAACAGGTTTCACATACAACCCACCATTTTTACAGCATGCTTCAGTAGCGTCTTTCTCGTTAAAATAGAGGTATGTTTGGTACCCATGCACATCTAGCCAATAAGTGGGTTTTTGGGCTTTAATTGCTGCCCGTTGCTCGCGCAATGCTAGAAGTTCAGTGGCCATCATGTTTCGAATATCGATATCTTCGTAGCGATCTATGATTTCGATTAGTTCCGTTTCACTCAGCATCTGCATTCCCCTCTACCAGCTTGCTCATCCGCACACACCTTCAACGTCATTTGGAAATTTAAGGTTGAACGCGTCATCAAACTTAAGTTCGTGGTCTTCCAGTGTATGGATTAGGTCGCGGTGGTCATCCATTAGCCCCTTATACTCGAACTGTTCCGCGTCATAAAGCATGACGTCGTTATCCCCGATAGTGTAGAAACCGAGACGTTTTGACGGGCATTTAGCAAGCAATGCATTGACCTGCTTAACCCATTTCTTTTCTGCTGCTGTTAGCTTGTTCATTGCTTCCGAAACCTTTGTTGTGAATCATCATCATTAATGAATGGCTCGCACGAACTGGCGCAACCTTCATTGCTTTCTTCATCATCAATCGGCGGTAATGGCTTAGATAAATCGAAAGACGCTATCAAGTCTCTAACGCCACGATATCCACGATAAAACTTGCGTGGTTCGTCGCTTAGCTGACCTTTAATTGAGTTTCCACCAACAAACCCATACTGATTCTCAAGGTATGCAAAAATATCAAAGTGGTGCCAGTTATCACGATAGATTTGCTGTAGTTTTTTATCCGACTTTTTGAAGCAACATTTGCAATTACCTTTGTAATCTTCCAGCCGAAGTCTGAAAGATTGCTCATCCCAAAAATCGAGCACATCAAGCTTGTCGGATGGGAATATATCAACGAGCGGATATATTTTTATCTGCTGATGCTGGACTGAAATCTTGCGATTAATTCGCCTCGGTTCATCTGTTCGAATGCCGATAGCTGTTAAATACTCACCTTTTTTCCAACCAATAGAGCGAATGTAACTATGAATCGGCGCTTCTTTTAGTTCGCGGGTGCAATGCATATATGAGTGATTCGGTATGCCGTATTTTTTCACCGCTTCTTCGAATACTTCACCTGAGCGCTTCGCTGTTTCATAATTAACGACTTTATGACCCGTGGGCTTTCCCTTTACAGGGTTTATTTCAGCTTCAAGCCAGATGGTGTTAAACCCAAAATTAACATCACAATCACGGACAAAATCTAAAGTTTCGTTGTTCTCCTGACTTGTATTTGCAAAGCAAACAACCATTTCATATTCATCAGCACATTTAGTTAATAGCTGGCGAGTCATAAATGCTGAAGTTAATCCGCCGCTATTAAGAACGAGTAATTTTTGTTTGCCCACTACTCACCCCCTTCAACCGGATTGCTTTGATGGTCTAATCTTTCGATTATTTCAGCTCTGAATTCACCCTCAATTAATTGCCCATCTTTTGTGAACCATGTGCAGACTATGCGACTACTTGCATACGTAGGGATTACATTTTTTATGGTCATTACTGGGCCACCAGATTTTAAATTCACCAAGTCGCCTATTTTCGGATCAGAGATGCTCATCTAACTCCCCCTCGACCTTGAAACCGGCTGGTAATGGCTTCCAATGCTGGAATTGAGTTATTGGCGCGCCATCAGCGTCGTCATTGCCAACTGGTTGCCAGTAGTCGCCATTGTCACCTTCTTCGATTTGGTAGGTGATGTGCTGAACAACACCATTCATGGCGACAAGAACAGGGGTGTAATGGTCCGGATAAGTTGGGCCTAGTACATTCCACTCATCAGGCACAAGTAGCCGCGCCTCTGATGCCTCTGCGCGTAGAGTTACGAATGTCAAAGCAGTATTTCTGTCCAGATATTGCTCTGTCATTTCCTCTGCTCGCTTCTCTGCCGCTTCTGCGCGCTCCAGCAGCGAAATAATGATGTTTGTTTCATCATTGTTAATCACAGCCGAAAGCTCTGCGTCAGCGGCATCCCACGCATGTAGCGCTTCAGCACTGAGAGGGTTCGCGGTGTGGTGTTCAAACGTCTTTATGTATTTTTTAGCTGCACTTTGAAGTAATGCGATATCAATCTTCATAAGTCACCGTTCTGAATCCAGCTTTGTGAATCGCTTCAATTACAGCGAAAGCTCGAAAAAAAGGAATGTTCTCCGCCGAGTTCTTGAAATACGCAGACTTTGGCAGTGGAACCGGAGTTTCAAGCCTACGGGTAAGCTCCTTTATCTCGAATTGTGCCGCTTCCAGCTCAGCAACAAGCTGCTGCACTCTTGCAATAGTGTCACCCGATACTGCTCCGGTAATACCCAATGCCTCGGCAATTAGATCGCAAGCGTTTAGGGCTGCATCGCGTTCATTTTCTAATTCAGCGACGGTATTTCTGGCATCGGCGTAGCTTTCTAATACCACTGGTAGTAATTCAGACTCGGTGAAGAGATCATTAAATTTAGGGTGTATGGCAACATGGTCAGCGTCTGGATCTTGGAAGTTATATATCAGGGTGTCATATGCCCCCATGAAGCGACCAAAACCGCCGTGACCTTGTACAAGTGAATCCCATGCAACAGCAATAAACGCACGTTCTTCGTCACTGATATCTTGATCATCAAGGCGCTCAAGAAATTGCTCAGATGATTCTCTATTCCATCGGTCTTCTGCTGCTTCAGTGGCGTGAAATAGCTTATAAAGAGATTTCACCTCATCTGCGCTTGGCCTTGCCATTTTAACCGTTATTGTTTTAGACATGATTTTCCCCTTATCGCCGTGTGGCCACACGCAGACGTTCAAATATTGCCGCTGCAATGATTCTTTCCTCACAGAGATCACACGCCGAAAAATATTCATGCGCTGCTGTTACTGCTGCCTGATGCTTATCGATAAGCACTATCTTTAATGCTTCAAGATGGCTGCGTTCTAGGTGATTAGCTAACGCTTCGGGATCACATTCGATAGGGCGCAACCAGTAACAAACTGGTCCATCTTCCGTGTCATGAATGGAAGCCATAAACCAGCCTTCACCCGCTGGTGGTTTTGGTTGCCACATACTGAGATCACAATCACCCGCATCGTATGCAGCCTGCAATTCTTCGGCATCTTCCTCGCACTCCATCCATTCCAGCTTACCGACGACACGGTTCAACGCTTTCCACGCATCGAATTCACCCTCAACGCCAAACTCATTCCCGTTTGCAGGTACAAAATAATCAGGGTGAGTCCAGAAACCATGGCTATCACGTTCAACTGTTGCTGCTGTAATTGTCTTGATCATCATTGTTTCCTCGCATAGAGAACGCCATCTACTGGCAGGCATTCATATTCGGGTGGTAAACCTTGTTGCTGGATGTCGGCTATACAGTTCTTATCATCTGGGTAGATGTAGCCCTGCGGCTCGTACTGGCACGGTTGGAATGTGTAGCAGACGAGTAGAAACAGGCCGTACATCATGATGTGGTCCCTGTTAGTTCATGGAAACGTTGCAGGAACTTTGAACGGGCTTGTAATGGTGTTAGCGGGGTAATAGAAATGTCTGCAGGTGGCACACCGTCGAGCATCGGCCACGGCTTACCATCATCGATATCCAGATCACGGCGCTCAGTAGCCAGCATGACAAGATCTGCATAATGCACGACGAAACCCATTTCCTCTGGCAATCCAAATTTCTCACGGATAACCAGATCAACTCTCCGTTCGATTGCTTGGTAATCAGGTAACAGGCGTTTAAGAGGGGATGGAATATCTTTGCAATAAGCCTCAGATGCATCATGTAGCAACGCCTCAAGCGCATTGTGCTTTTCGACAATGAAACTCATTAAAAGGCAATGCTGGGCCACACTATAAAAATTAGGCAGGTGACCGGCAAAACGACATTCATGTGATAACGCCTGAGCGATATCTTCAATACAAATACTGCTAGCGACTGGTTTTAAATAATCAAAGTCTAGCCCTGAATAAGTTGTGATATAAGACATAAATATACTCCACACGGTTTTTAGGTAATACCCCGCCAAATACCCCATTGCTGGGATATTTGAAGTGATACTATTAAATTAAGGTTTAATTAATTACGCTTTGAATTTACCGATAAACGTTTCAACTTCGACGTCTTTAAATTTATCGGTAAGCAGATCGCGGAATTCAGCTGCAATTTGTTCTTCTACAGCTTCCAATTGTACGATCCGCAATACTAATATCGGTTTATCACTGGTAATAATGCTGTAACGCAATCTGAATCGACGCTCACCTAGCCCTTCATAAGGTACGCATTTAAATTCAAATGCAGCTGGCATAACATCTTTGCTCTTGGCTTCCACACTTTCCATCAGTGAGCGCTTACCGCTGAAATCATTCTCTTCGTGATCAGAAGAGGATAGGGATTCAATGGTGATACGACGAACGCCGTTTACTGCCTGCGCTGCACCCATTACCTCCCCATCAGGGGAAAAGGCGGTAAGGAACTCACGGTTATCTTCCAGCCATTCAGCTAATCCTTTCTGGCTCTGTTGGCGGTCGTTAATGTTAAGCAGTCCAGTGAATGGGGCTGTTTTCTTTAGAACTACAACACTAGTGTTATCAGCGTGACCAGGGGAGACAAGGGTGCCAAGGTTGAAAATGCTTACAGCTTGCATGCTATCGGCATCAATGAAGCAACGAACGCCGGGGCCAGCATATTCAGACGAATATTTAACGAAATCGTCAATACTGGTGGTTTCCATTTTGCCGCGAAAACGGTAGCGATTTTCATAAAAGCGCTCCAGACTTTCCACACCAACATCATTCGGCAAAACAGAAACAGGGCAATCAGCAAACTCTACGCCGCGAGTGTGCGAAGCTGCCAGAGTCAAATCTTTAATTTGCGCGATTGCTGAACCATCTAATTGAGACATATTATTTCCTTTGAAATACATAAATAGATTTTGGGATGAATGAATAATTAATTAGGGTTTTTTAATTTACCGTCCATTTCACCTTGAGGAGTGAATAGCTGACCTTGGTCTTCTTTGAATAAAGAAAGCCGACCACCTTTATTGACATACATCGGTGTTGATGTCGTATTTTCTTCTGAACGGTTGCCCCGCATTGTTGGGGCGATAAATTTCAGTTTATGAGAAAGGGTGACACGGTTTTCATCGAGGGCTGAAAATTCAATTTCGATGTTAACTTTGCCTTTTTTACTGGTGTTATTAACACTTAGGGCAACGTCACTTAAAATGGCACCGTATTTCTGTTCAAATACACCGCCGTCTAAATCACTAATAAACGTTGCTACATCAGTTTGGCGTTCACTCATTTTGGCTACCTCTCATTAAGCGGCACCTGCCGCGTTTAGTTACTCCACACACAGAGAAGTGCACCGATCCGGGGGCTTTATACTGTACAGGTTTAAAGGAAAACCCGTCCGGAGCACTTCTCTGTGTGTAAAAAGTGCGGCTGGCCTAATCTGGTGTTGGCAGGCGCAGCCGCTAAAGACACAGCACAGCAATGGAACAAGGTTGTGATTTCCGGCGCTTATCTCCGGCTGCTGCAATTGCACAGGCTAGCTCTTTGGCAAACCACAATCGGCTGAGCACTACATTTGTCCACCTTACGACGCGTGGGCCGTTACGCAGGCTCTGCGACCTAACTACCTTGCCGCCAGCGGTGGTAACACAGCTGCTGTCCATATATCCGGTGTAATGCTCATGCGATTGTGTGCCGGTCTTTCCCGACTGCCACTGACTTATCGCCTCAGAGCGCCACTTACTAGACATTTATAAAGACCGTCTTGAAGCGGGAAGTCATCCAGTCTGGGTAATCGAACTTAGCAATTCGTTTACCGAGACTGCCTGAATAATCAGGAGTTCGGGCTGTCTACTTCCAGCAGTCACTGCCACACTTACGCAGGACATCCGCGCTGGGATTTTTACGACATTAGCGGTCGGTTGTTGTGACACTAGGGCGCTACCCTACTTATTTCTGTCCGCTCGGTTTTGGTATTGGCGTTATGGTGGACGCCCAGCCGATTTCCAGTCTTCCTCCCGCCTGCGGTGCAGTACGCTTGTACACATCACAACGGTAAGAGCATTGCCGGTGTCTGAATCGAACAGACCATTTCCTTGCCCATCACCAGATAATAAAAATCTAACTGGCGTCTGGAATTGAACCGGACTCAATGCCTTGCTCGTCAATGCTCTTACCTGTTGTGTGCCGGTTACGGATCCGGCGTCGATTCCCTTTTGTGTCGCTTTATCAGCGCTGATAACGAAGGAAAGAGCGACCGTATTCAGTGTGGTGTTCGTGGTATTACTCAAAGACAACGTTTAAAAATTCCTGCAGATCGCCATCACACAGGGCGATATACCCATCTGAATGCATGTATTGAAGCCACTCGATACTGATATTTCTGTAGTTAGCCATTTCAATTACTCCGCACTGTTAACCCCACGAATAAGTGCCGGGATTTTTAGCCACGCCCGGCGCGTGATATCCTCTGTTCACCACAAACAGAGAGGAAATCTGAATGCCTTCTAAAGAAATTATTGAAAGCCACACTATTGATTTGGGAACACTTCTTAAGCAGCTAAAAGGTTACCCAGAAGAAACTCGCGTCTCGTTTAGCGGGCTGGACTTTAGCCGGGTTAAGCCCCGAGGTCCGAACATGCTCCAGATTGAATTCAGTCAGTCGGTTTATCGCACGGACGAAGATATTTTGGTGGTTCAAGACCATTCACAATAGCGGCGGCGTATACTGCGGCTTTTGCTGGTGGTACTGGGGCATATCCTTCTAGCGTTATGCCGTCTCCAAACCGCTCGAAGCAAACCTGGTCCTCGTAAACCACCACTATCCACTTCGATAAAGGGTCGTTGTCTTTGTGTGCTTCGACCTCTGAAGTAACGAATAAGAACTGAAGCGCGTCTTCGGCCTGCTTTTTGACTCTTGTCCACATCTCGTAAACGTTTTTCTCTGAGAGTCGATATGGCGGGGCTTTAACGACAGTTTCTTCACCGTAATGAGCCCCATCCTTTTGCACATCCACGCCACGAACGGTGGTTGTTACTTCATCTTTCTCTTCAGCAGTGGCCTCTTTCCCTGACTCTTTTTCGAAAATAGCCTTAGCTTTCTGCAATTCATCAGGCATCACCGGCACAACCAGTTTTTTGTTTACGACTTCCATGCATACAGAGGTGCAGTCAGAGCAGATCGCAGCGTTTCTTACTGCGTGGTGAATCATTAAAGGCACCTCGCCCCGAGTCTTTCCGCAGAATGCACACTTAATGAGTTCCATAATGTCGTCCTGTAGTTTCTGGCTTTGCGCATTGCTTGCGAATCATCCCGATCTTCATACGCCTCGGGCAGCTACTACGTGGGCGTCCTGCCTGTTCGCTGTTAATGGATTTATATTAGGTAATGCCTAATATTATGTCAATAGGCGATGCCTAACATTTTTCATGTGAATTTTTTTGGTGGATTTTTAGGCAGAAGATTTAGGGGGGGGGATTGCTGGGGAATAAACTTATGTACAAAATTTTCCGTCAGACCAAACTAACTTAAGTTCCGGTCTTTTTGGGTTTATTTCCACTGAGCCAATGCCTAGTTTTTGCATCCAAAGCATTAACGTAAGCACGAGCATCGGAATCAACCCAAGAAGGGTTTTCATCGTTGATCGATAATAGAAAATCGATAACGGCACGCCTTTCATCAGTTGCAAGCAGGTAAGCATCGTATATGGGATTTTTTTCAACGGTAGTATCTTGACTCGGCCTATTTATTTCCAAAGCAGGGATCTCTTTCAAGCCCCAGTGTTCTGGCCCAACAACATCTGAAAAATAATTCCATAATTCTGGCAATTTTTCTTTACTGATCGAGCCTTTTTTAATCCAGTCATGGATAGAAGGTGGTTTTATTTTAAAATGGCGTGCAACTTCCGCCTTGGTCTTGATGGCACCCGAAGAAATCTTTTTGTTTATGGCCAACTCGATAGCGCGGCCTAATTCTTTACCACTAAGCATTGCCTAATGATCCTTATAATAGTGTGATTAGGCAATTCCTATTGACACAATGTTAGGCGTCGCCTAATAATATCAATGAAACAACCAGGAGCCTTGTTCATGAAAAAAGAGAATTCAGCACTTAAAGAGGCCTGTCTCAACTTCGGAGGGCAGGCTTCAATGGCCAGACATTTAGGTATTTCGCCTCCAACGCTTAATCAATGGGTGAATGGTTCTCGCCCTATTCCAGCAGATAGATGCCCTGCAATAGAAAAAATCACTCAAGGGGCGGTGACATGCGAAGAGTTGCGACCAGATGTTGACTGGGCTTATCTGCGCGGAACCCTTCCTAACTTGCTTAACCCACCGCCGACGACACCAGCGGTTTGACCAGGAGAATTATCGATGGGAAACACTGCAATAGCACGAAAGTTAGAACCACCAGTTCTCACGGCAGTTGAGATTGAAAGTGTATTACTCAACCGTCTTGCATCAGTAGGCCAGAAAGCTTATGCGGAGCACTTGGGCATTAGTGAGTCGACAGCTAGCCGTCGTAAGGCCGAGGGGCATTTTGCTGCAATTGCAAAAGAACTGGCATTTCTCGGCATTCAAGCCGCGCCACCTGAGGCAGTACTTGTATCGCGAGATTACCTCGCATCAGTAGAAACGTTAGCTGATATCGGTTTGCGAGCTGAAAGAAGTCGGCCGGGACCTTTGGGGTGGGAATGATGATTAAGCTGCTGGTGGGTAAGACAATGTTGTTACTAGGAAAGGTTGACACCCCAGAATGCGGTTCCGGGGTGTCGGGTGCATTAACTAAACATTGTGTGGAGTAATTAACGCATGAACATTGTAGCGGCTAAACGTTCTATTCCGCAACTGCGTTGCGTTTGTGTCAGTCCGTTCCGGTATGAACGAATGATAAAGGGCCGGTGGGTACCTTGCAACCACAGTAGGGCGCGGGGAATTGTGGGTGTAGTTCGCCGCAAGTGGGGTTGTGTATGACTAATTCCGGCTCAACCACAACAAACCCCATTCAATTGCTCGATCGGTACTACACCGATAAGCGCGGTATTCGCGTTCACGTTATCCGTTATGACAGCACTACCGGCGAAGTTATTTATCTTCGTGATGGTTATGAACATGGCGAACTGACCAAGCCTATCAGACGATTTAGGGCTGAGTTTACTGAGGTGGATGTATGAGTCTTGACGCTATGCGCTGGGCCAAGAAAGTCAAAACGGGGCGTTCATCAGCTAAATCCGTACTGACTTGGCTTGCTGATATGTGTGGAGCCGATCATTGTGCTTTTCCATCTATTGCGGCCTTGGCTGAAGCTACTGAGTTAGATAAGAAAACTGTTCAATTAAGTCTCCAACATTTGGTTGCTTTAGGCATGATTGCTGATACAGGCGAACGCCGCGGACGCACAAAACAAGTCATTGTTTATAAGCTCATTGGCGTTGATGAAAGCATTGCTGATGTTGAACACACCCAAAAACGGGAACATTACCGAAAACGGGATCGTTTAAAGCAACCTCCTGTTGAAGTAAACATACCCAAAAACGGGAACATTACCAAAAACGGGACTGTTTCAACCGAGGTAACACACCCAATTTTGGAAGGTAACACACCCAAAAACGGGATACGGAATCTTTCAGGAATCGTTAAAGATCTAAAACCAATACCCCCTATAGCCCCCCAGCCGATTGATCCGGAAGTGGAGCTGGTCACAACTGCGAGAGGGGTACTTCAATTTTTAAATCGATTAACAAACGGCAAAACCACCCCAAGCCGTGAAACATTGGCAGATATTCAGGCCCGCTTGCTGGATGAATATACCGAAGCTGAATTACTACTGGTTATCGAATGGCGTGTTGCAGAGCTACTTAACAATCCAAAGTGGGCGCGGTTACTGACCGCACCTGAAATATTTAGGGCAGATAAATTCTCTGGTTTCCTGTTAGGTGCTAACGCTTGGGTTGCCGCTGACAGGCCGTTACTGGACGCCACTGTTACAGAAAACATTGATTTTGAAGAATCATTCCTACGGTTGCTCGGTAGTCGTGGTCGCCCAAGGAATGCGGCAGAAAAAGCGGCTCAGGCAGAAGCAGATAAAAACAATCTTGGATCAATACCCAATATTACCTCAGCAAAAATTCAGTGGCGGCCAATTCTGGTAAGGGCTTATGCCAAATATGGCGCGGGGGCAATATGACCTATCAACTCAACATGGGTCGCTGTGAAGATGTACTGCTTTCTATGGCTGATAACTCGGTTGATTCAATCGTAACAGACCCGCCTTACGGCCTGAGTTTTATGGGAAACAAATGGGATTATCAGGTCCCTACAGTGGATCAGTGGGCTGAGTGCCTAAGGGTATTAAAGCCGGGCGGCCATTTGCTGGCATTTGGTGGTTCGAGAACCTATCACCGCCTTGTGGTGAATATTGAAGATGCTGGTTTCGAAATACGTGATCAGCTTATGTGGATTTACGGCAGCGGTTTCCCTAAGTCGAAAAATCTCACTGGTGAAAATGCTGGGCTTGGTACTGCGTTGAAACCGGCTCATGAGCCAATAGTTATGGCCCGTAAACCGTTAGTTGGGACAGTGGAAGGGAATGTTAATCAGTTTGGTACCGGTGCATTACGAATTGATTTATGCCGGGTTCCGACAGATGAGTCTCTTTCTGGTGGCGCTGGTGGGCTGTTATCTCATGTTCGTGATGGTAAAGAGCCTGACGGCACCGAGTGGCAACCAGAACAGTTAGGCCGCTGGCCAGCAAATATTATGCATGATGGAAGCGAAGAAGTGATCGCTGCTTTTCCTGATAGCAGAGGACAGCAGGGCGATCTGAAAACCACGGGAAACGCCCGGCCTTCTCAAGTCTGCTACGGTGATATGAACGCACCCCGCGAACATGCAGCCCGCATTGAAAATAGCAAATCAGCCGCACGATTCTTTTATTGCGCCAAGGTTAATAAAGCTGAGCGTGACGAAGGCATGGATCGCTTCACTAGCTTCTCCGCTACCGATATGACCGGCGGGCGCAAAGAGGGGAGCGCTGGATTGAATGATCCACGAGCTGGTGCGGGCCGGTCTGGTGGTGCGAAAAATCCCCATCCAACAGTTAAGCCGGTCGAGTTGATGCGTTATTTGTGCCGCCTGATAACTCCAGCGGCAGGGACAGTGCTAGATCCCTTCATGGGTTCAGGCTCTACGGGTAAGGCTGCATTGCTTGAGGGATACAGTTTTATTGGTATTGAGTTAGATCCAGATCATTTGGTTACGGCTGCAGCCCGGATTGCTCACTCTGTAAAGGCAGGTGACGCATGATTTATGACACAAAGTTGCCATCAGGTATGTCACTGAGTAAATGCCCGTTCTGCGGTGGTCATGCTGAATTGTATGTTGATGGTGAGGGGATTTTTGCCGGTTGTAATACTGATGGCTGCTTAATCCACCCAATAACTCTCACATATGCGACAAAGCGCGATGCTGTCCGTGCGTGGAATTTTCGAGGGCTAGCCAATAACTCTGATCCCATTGTGGCAGTGTTTGGCAAATTAGTTGGGGTAAAGAGATGAAATTAACTCTCCCATTTCCACCATCGGTAAATAGCTATTGGCGCGCCCCGAGTAAGGGGCCGTTAGCGGGTCGGCATCTAATCAGCGTCAAAGGGCGTCAGTTCCGGTCTGAGGCTTTGGCCTGCATTCTGGAGCAGTTGCGGCGGGTGCCGAAAACCATCACCGATCCGGTTGCTGTCGCTATCGTTTTCTACCCTCCCAATCTGGTTCGGCGGGATCTGGATAATTTCCTGAAAGCGCCCTTGGATGCTCTGACTCATGCGGGTGTATGGGTTGATGATAGCCAGGTAAAAAAGCTAACGATTGAGTGGGGACCAATCACCAAGGGCGGGAAGGTAGAAATACAGATCAGCGAGGTACATGTATGAATACTTACGTAGGTGTTACCGCATCGGTTGTGACTATGAGCAGCCGTGAGGTTGGTGATTTGACTGGTAAGCGCCATTCTGACGTAAAGCGGGACATTGAAGTGATGGTGGCCCAGTTATCTGAAGATGTGAGCAAATTTGCGCATACCTATCTCGACAGTATGAATCGCACCCAAATCGAATACTTATTAGACCGTGAACATGTTGAGTGCTTACTCGCCGGTTATAGTGCTGTAATCCGCATGAAGGTCATTCGTCGTCTCCGGGAATTAGAAGATAAGAACCAAATCCCTCAAACCCTCCCCGAAGCTTTGCGTCTTGCTGCTGATCTGGCGGAAGAAAAGCTACAGCTTGAAAATCAGCTTTCCATCGCGGCACCAAAAGTTGAGTTTGTCGATCGCTACGTAATGGCTAATGGTTCCATGACATTCCGACAAGTTGCAAAACTGCTTAATGCCAGAGAAGCGGAGTTTCGTCAGTTCCTGCTTGATAATCACATCATGTACCGGCTTAACGGAATGTTATCACCTCATCAGCAGCACAGTGAATTAGGGCGATTTGAGGTTAAGACGGGTACTAACACCATTAATAATCATGCTTTCGCTCAATCCCGTTTTACACCGAAGGGCGTTAAATGGGTTGGTGGCTTATGGGCTGAGTATCTTGCAAAGAAAGGTGCCGCATGAGGGCATTGTTAACCCCATTTATCCAGCAGGAACTTGGTGTTGTGATATTGAAGCCAGGTGCTGAACTGCTGCCATATTTATCTGGGCGCCTGCTGGTGGCTACTGAGCCGGAGGAATTTAAAGCACTTCCATCCGGTCGGTTACCAACAACCGATCAGCAACTGGCTAATGATCCGCGCTTGCTACCATTTTTTGAGCATGAGCGTGTTATTAATGCCGCTGGTGGGCCTCGAGTACTGGAGGCATGGGTTAAGCAACTGAAAGAGTGCCAATGGCATGATCCGGATGATTCTCACGTTCAAAATCTCACGATATTGCGCTATGGCCACCGGTCGATTCGTTTGTGTTGGCATCATGATAACAAGCTGAGAGAGCATACACTTCCCCGATTGAACCAACTGGCAACCAGCAATCTCATCACCTGGATAATCTCGACCGTATGCAGTCATTTTCGGCTTCCAGAGGGCCACCAGCTAACCATGCCGGAACTATGTTGGTGGGCGGTTGTTAACGAGGTTTCCGACTTGCTGCCTGATTCAATTGCTCGAGCGAGTCTGCGGATGCAACCCGAGGTGATAAAGCCCGGACCAACAAAGGAAAGTGATATCACTTGGAAGCCAAATCCGACACAAATCATAGAAACCAAAGTTGAGCTGGTTAAGAAGGTGCTGGCATTGAAAATAGATGACGAGCCACCAGCCAGTTTTATGCGTATTCCGAAGCGGTACCGGTGGGAAAGCCGCAAGTGGCTGACATGGGTTAAATCCCAGCAATGCTGTGGTTGTGGTAACTCTGCTGACGACCCTCATCACATCATTGGTCATGGGCAGGGCGGCATGGGGACAAAGGCGCACGACCTTTTCACTATTCCTCTTTGCCGTGGTTGCCATGATTCACTGCATGCTGATATGCGTGCGTGGGAAGCGGAGCATGGAAGCCAAATAGAACTGTGGTTTCATTTCATGGACCGGTCTATCTCGATCGGGGCAATGGCCTGATGGTCATAATGTGTGGAGTAAAAACTATGAATTCAGTAAACGGTATGCGGACCGATTACACAGGAGAGTCAGCATGAGAGATATTTCCATAGTATTAGAGCGCTGGGGCGGCTGGGCTGCCAGTGATAACAGCGGGGTAGATTACTCTCATATTGCTGCGGGTTTTAAAGGATTATTGCCATCCAAGTCACCGAGCAGGCTTTCATGTTGTGACGATGATGGAATCATCATTGATAGCTGTGTTGCAAGGCTTAATAAATTCAAGCCAGATGAGTATGAGTTGCTAGTTTTGCACTATCTATACAACGTATCACTCAGGTCTATTGCACGTAAGCGTAAGTGCTCAGATGGGACCATCAGAAAAGAAATGCAGTTAGCTGAAGGCTTTATTGGTGGATGCTTAGCAATATTGGATGTGGAACTTGAGATGCAATAAATGTATGCCCGGTACCACCGGGCAATTACTCAGTATCTGCTGAATTAACAGCAGCTGATGCAGAAGTAACTTGTACTGTTTTTCCGATATTAACCAATTGCCTGACTGTCGCTTCTCTATCTTGTAATAATTCTTGGCGAAACTCTTCTGACAGATGTTCACTCAACAATTGTTTGTCGATATTTTTTAAATCACGCATATACCGATTGCGCAAAGATGCTTCTGCAGGAGTTTCGAGCCCATGCCTATTTATGACCCAATTCAGTAAATAAGTTATAACGGCTGAAAGAATAGGGGCTAAGGCGTATAAAACTGGTCGCCATGGATCGTTTACATCTGGAAGTAGCACGGGGACTAGCGTTGTCAGGATTGCGCCTAATCCCCCAACGGTAATCACATTATTTGATGATGAAATAAATGATTTATTTTCTTCACTCATGGTTTGGCCTTTGATTGTGCCAAAGCATCATCTAATATGCGAACTATATTCCGGCCATCTTTCCGGTTGAGTTTTAAGAAAAAAGTTCGTTCGGTCTTTGTTTCTTCATCTATCAAGGTTATTTCTAGTTTGCGTGTAGGAAAAAGTTTGCGCCAAAGCAGGCCGGATGCCGCATATGCAAAGCGATAGAATGTAGGGAGGCAAAGAATGACTCCTATCCATCCTATCAGTTGCAATATTTGCTCTGCTAACATACTTAACCTCTAAATTATTCTTCTACTAGCATCAGCTCGGTGCCTGATGACTTTTTTAATGACGTATTTTTCCGTCACATTTCTAGCTGAAAATGTCTTTGTTACTTCGAGATTTACAGAAAAAAGATCATCACTTGAAATTGCGCCTGCTGCCTGCCGAACTTTCGCTAAAAATTCAAAATCGTTGAGAAGAACAGAGTGCTCTTCATTGTTATACTCCATCCTCCATCCTTTCTCACTCTGAAAATTAACCTGAGTGAATTTAACGTTAACTTCGCGAGTGTCTATTTCTTTTTGCAGTAATGTGCCTCGTGGCAATGGTTTCACTTCTTCGGTTTGTTCGCCCTCTAAACGAATTATTTCTTCGTCATTTTCATTTAATATCTTGAAAACAGGCTCATTCTTACCCTCTAATGGTGTTTGAATCACAGAAATTAAAGCATCACGGATTGTAGGGTCAGTAACTAGCGCGGCGACTGGTGTCGGGCATTCAATTTCCTCACCTTCAAGTTCTAACACGGTAGTTTGTGTTCCAGCTTTACGTGTCATAGTAATTACTCTGGAGCTACCTAACTGCCTAATCAGCGATAACGCGCTAGATCCGCCAACAGCCCCAGCCATTCCAGTTATTCCAATAGTTTTCAAGACATCAATTGCATCTGGCAGTAACTGGATAATGGTGTAAGCAATGCCAAGTGATCCTGCTTCCGCTGGATTGGTAACTAAAACCTTAACTGATTTGTTACCTTCATTTAGCAGGTCATCAGCTTTGGTGATCAGTTTTGTCATTGATAAAATAGAATTACCAAGAACTTCTGCATCAATGGCATGTTTGGAAAGCTCATTATCGTCAGCATCATAAAAAACCTTGAACGAAGTGGTTTGTTCCATTGCAATTCCTTGTCAAGACTAACTGATTAAATCCCTTTATAACAAAGAGATATTCAATAGGTTGGGTTTCTAATTAATTCTTGGCGTATAAAATACATCCATTTCCCTTAAAAATCATTAACGCGTACGCAAAAATACTTGTAACGTGATAAGAGTGGTCGATTTGGCAGTGACTTACCATGTGACAATGCATTTTTTGCTTGTTTTTTGATCTTGATGTCATTCGCAATTCTTTAGCCGTGTTAATCAATCTATTCCATTATCGATAGGAGTAGTTGCATGGCAAATTGTTCTGGGTGTAATGCTTCATTAAGTGACTCGTTGATTGCTGAAGAGGAAGGGAAAGTCTATAAAAGTTGCCCATCTTGTTCAGAAAGAGTTGGTCACCATGTTTTCTATCGTTACGATGATTTCGGTATGAGAGATATGGGTGATGGGCGCTATATAGTGCAATCATGGTGTCCGGACTGCCGATTCAAAGAACCACCGGTACTACAAGTTAGCTTTGAGTGTAACTAAGTCGAATCTGATGAATCTAGCCCTAGCTTAATCGCTGGGGCTTTTGCATTTAAAGGTATGCGGTCAGCACATTGGTAGGTGTTGACGCCGGAACCGTAACCGGCTTCACAGCACAATTTTAAGGCTCACTTCGGTGGGCCTTTTCTGTTTTAGCCCATCAGTCACCCAATCAACTCCACACACATTACTCCGCATGAGTGGTAGCACTGGTGGGCTAAATTCCTTAACTACGCGCCCAACCCGCAGAACGGGAGGGGGAGATATGAAGATGCCAATTAAAGAACCGGAGACATACAGCATAATTGGTACTGTGCTGGTTTTGCTTATGACAACGCTTGGCACAATCGCTAATTACGCGTGGAGAGTCATTAACGGCGAGAAGTTTCGCTGGTCATTTTTCATCTTGAAATTTTTCATTTCTATATTCGCCGGGGCGTTAGTTCTATTGGCTGCTAGTTCATTAAATTGGACTGCTGAATTAGCTGGTGGTGTTGCTGGTTTGTCTGGTTGGTCTGGCGCATCGGCAATTAGGGCCATTGAAGGGCGCTTTCTCAAACGTATTGCCGGTACTGACGACACTAAACCTCAGGTATAAATCATGACCCCTTATCAATTCAGAATGGCGGCTAACATCAGCGTCGAGCTTTCTACGCGTTGGATTCAGCCTATTACCCAAGCAATGAAAGAGTTTGGCATTGCCACTCCCGTGCAACAGGCCATGTTTATTGCTCAAGTAGGCCATGAATCTGCCAGCTTCACACTGCTGGTGGAGTCGTTCAATTACAGCATTAACGGCTTACTGGCGACATTCGGCAAAAGATTGTCTGCGGATCAGGCTTCGGCATTAGGTCGCCAGACAGGTGAAAAGTCGGTACCTGTGAATCGGCAACGAGCTATTGCCAATCTAGTCTATTCAGGCCGCATGGGTAATAAAGCTGTCGATGATGGCTGGAAATACCGTGGTCGTGGTTTGATTCAGATTACCGGCTTAGATAACTATCGGGCATGTGGTACCGCGCTGAAACTGGATTTAATCAGCAACCCCGATCAGTTGCAGAGCGATGTTAACGCTGCTCGTTCTGCTGCATGGTTCTGGCAATCCCGCAATTGCGGTCAATATGCTGATGATATTCAGCGTGTCACTCAGCTTATTAATGGTGGTAATAACGGGATTAATGATCGCAAGGCGCGGTTTGAATTAGCTAAGCGAGAGCTGCAGCTATGACAACTTGGCGCGCGGCACTGGTGGCGTTAATTGCTACGGCTTTTCTTTTTCTACTTCTGAATCGTAACCATCTAGCAAATAAGGTGGATAAGACGGAAGCGGATTTGAAGACTGAACAGGCTACTAATGTTGTTCTGGGTAACATCATCGATACATACCAATCGAATGACGCCGCTAACCGTGCAGCTACAACCCGCCAGCTAGAGAACGAAAGGAAACTACGCAATGAAAGTGACGATCGGCTTAGGCGCTTCAAGGCGGCGGGTGTCGGGGATTCGTGTATTGATAGCAGGATGCCTGATAGCAATATTAGCATCCTGCAAGAGTAGCCCACCAGCATCCAGATCAGCCGAATTAATCCAGTTGTGGCCCCCTGAATCAGCATTAACTCAATGTGAAGTGCCGGAGTTCGTCGGTACCACTTGGGGCGATAGTGGGTTGTATGCGCTGGCTTTGAAGCGTGAGCTGCGGATCTGTAAAGGTCGGCTCGATGAGGTTATTAGTTGGCGGCAGAACGCCAGGAGAAAAGCATAATGTATAACTTACCGGGTGCCGGAGCATTCATTGTTCTTGGTTGCATCTGCGCTGTTGTTGGCTGGGGAGTGATTGAGTTCATTCTGTGGCTGTTCAGTTTTGTTCACATTAGTTTTTCTTGAAAGTAGATAACTGTAAAAATAAACAGTAATTATTTACCGTGATTCATTTTTAACGAGTATAATAAATGCGCCATATGGCCACTACAATATAAGGATACAAAATGAAGGACGGTATTTATTTTGTTGTTTTCAGCAGCAATCAGAATGATATTGGTAGCGGCACTGTAGTGGTAAAAGACGGTGCTGTTAATGGTGGAGACTTTGGTTTCACGTATCAAGGAAAGGTACAAGGTAATACGTTGGATTTGCATGTGTTCCAGCACAATCCTCAAGCACAAAATGTCATCCCAGGTCTGAAAGAATACACAATTAACTTAGCAATTAACGACGCCGGTGGTGGCTATCACCTGACTGGTTCAGTTAATGGTTACCCAGATGCAAAACTGTCTGTAAATGCAAAGCATATTGGTAATCTGATCTAACATTACAGTCTAAAAAGCCACTTCGAGTGGTTTTATATCTAAACCACTGGCCCTATAAGCCGGTGGTTTTTCTATTTAGGGATAGGTCATGGCGACTCTTAAGGATTTATCCAATCAGTTACAGTCGATAAAAAAGCAGATCCCCTTTGCTGCTGCTCAAGCACTAACTAGTGTGGCTCGTCAGATTGCAGAAGCTCAGAAAGTAGGTATGCAGCGCAATCTGGATAATCCGACCCCTTTCACCGTTAATTCCGTTGGCTCGTTTGGGGCTCGTAAAGACCGATTACAGGCCAAAGTGTTTGTGCGTGATATTGCTGCCAGCTATCTCGAACCTTTCGAGTTCGGCGGTCAACACAAGCTCAATGGTCAAGCATTGCTCAACCCCAAAAACATAAAGCTAAATAAATTTGGTAACTTAGCCCGTAACAAAACGCAGCAACTCAAAGCTAAAGAAAATGTCTTTGTTGGTGAGGTGAATGGAGTTAGTGGTTTCTTCCAGCGTAAGAAAGGAAAGAAGAGCAAAAAGGTTAAGAAGCGCCAAAAACGCTCTCCCAATGGTGTGCATCGTGCCAGAGAGAAACAAAGAGCACCTAAGTTGCTGATTCAGTTTGGTGATGCATTGGCGGTTAAACCAACGCTTGGATACTTCGATCGAGCAAACGCAATGGCACAGGCTTTAATGCCCGGAGCATTAAGTCTAGCAATCGAACAGGCACTTAAAACAGCTAAATAACAAACGGTTCAATCATCGTATAACTACCATGCCTCGCCTATGCGGGGCTTTTTATTGCCTAAAGTACAGGTGATACATGAAAGAGTTAACCCAAGAAAGACTGAAAGAGCTACTTCACTATGAACCTGATACGGGTACATTTACGTGGCTGGTCTATCGTAGTTTTAGGGCTGTAGCTGGCTCAGTAGCTGGGCGCACCAATATGACAACAGGCTATGTAGAAATACAAATTGATGGTCGTCGCTACAAGGGACATCGCCTTGCATGGTTTTATATGACGGGTGAGCAGGCCAACAGTCAGATTGACCATGTGAATGAGGTAAAGGTAGATAATCGCATTAGCAATCTTCGCGTTGCTACTCGAGCAGAAAACAAAAGGAATGTGGGCATCACTAAGGCCAATATATCAGGCGCAAAGGGCGTCTATAAGCAAGGTAATCGCTGGATTGCGCAGGCGCAGATGGACGGGAAGAAATACCGATTAGGTAGCTTCATGAGCGTTGATGATGCGGCCAAGGCATACGACTCGTTCTGCCAGAAGTCTTATGGAGAGTTTTATCACCATAGTTCGGCTCGTTCAGTTGAGAATCAGTCTCAATAAAAAACGGGTCCTTCCTGGCAACATTTATTACACGGGACATTGCGCGCCGTGCAGTTTTACCAGCTATAAAATTTTCATTTTGTGTCCCATGTCCCATGTGCATACTTATGCAACGACAATCCTCAGCCCTTGCGCTGTAAGGCTTTCGCTATTTTTCTGCGTGGGACATTGTGGATGGGACACAAAAAAATGTCCCACGTAAATGTCCCACAGCAATGTCCCATGTCCCATAGAGGCAATTTTCACCATGAGCACGATGACGCAGGTTGACTACGCCAAACATGCTGGCGTTGATCGGAAGACGGTAAGTCGCTGGATCAAGTCCGGAAAATATATTGTTCTTGATGGTGATCTGGTCAACGTTGAGGAAAGTGATAAAGCGGTAGCGACTTTACGAGACGGCAAAGACCCGCGGACTAAAAACGCCAGCAAAAGTAAATCAGTCAAAGCGAAAGCCGCTGAGATGGATGACAGTACCGATGCGACTATCAAAGAGATCATGCTCGCTAATGGGGTTGAATGGACGCGAGAAGAGGCCGCAAGGGTAAAAGAGAATTACCTAGCGTTACTGACCAAGTTGGAATTTGAGAAAGAAGACGGGCAGCTGGTGGAGCTAACGGTCGCAGAGGGTATTTTGTTTGATGCTTTTCGTGCTCAGCGAGACGCTTGGATGAACTGGCCGTCAAGGGTGGCTCCTTTGATGGCGGCTGACTTGGATGTTCCCGCCGACAGAATGACCGAGGTGTTATTAGAATATGTCCATAAACACATCTCTGGCCTCGGCGAACCTGAATTTAACGCAGAGCAAACATGACAGGCTACTCCGCAGCGTTCGTAAGGGCTGGACACCACCACCCCGTATTAGCGTGCCCGATTGGGCTGATAGGTACCGTAAACTGGCAAAAGAAGCTGGTAGTACATCCGGTGACTGGGACACTTCAACCGTAGAGATTGCCCGAGGCCCTATGCTGGCGGCGACGGAATCCGGCGTTCATATCATTACCGTGATGTGCTGTACCCAGTTGATGAAGACAGCATTACTTGAAAATCTGTTTGGTTACTTCGCCCATCTTGATCCTTGTCCGATGTTGTTATTGCAACCTAAAGAGGATGCGGCCGAGCAATTTTCCAAAGAACGTATAACCCCCTTGATTAGGGTTACACCCGCTCTTCGCCAGCTCGTTGGTGGCAACAAGCAGAAAAATTCAAAAGAGACATTGCTGTATAAATCCTTTACAGGGGGCTTTTTGGCATTGGCGGGGGCCGGTAGCCCAGATAACCTTGCCCGTCGTCCTATTCGTGTATTGCTGGCGGATGAGGTGGATAAATACCCCATTACCCGTGAGGGTGACCCGATAACATTGGCAGAAGAGCGTACCGCGACGTTTGGCCTCAACTGGTTATCTGTTCGCGCCTGCTCTCCGACTGTTGAAGATGAAAGCCGCATTGCGGCAAGCTACGAGGAATCAGATCAGCGCCGCGCATCGATGGCGTGTCCCCACTGTGGTCACCGTCAATTCCCTGAATTCTTCAAGCATGTTCACTGGCCTTCCGAGGGGGATAAACACAATACAAAAATCGCCATGATCCACTGTGAAAGCTGTGGATCAGGTTGGTCCGAGGGCGACCGCCTGAGAGCGCTCCGCACTATTGAGTGGCACCAGACCAAGCCGTTTGAATGCTGTGGTCAGCGTCATGTCCCGCTGAATAATTACGAGCAAGCTTGGCACGTCGATGATCAGGCATCTGTCAGTGTTGTGTGGCGATGGTCTGAGTCTGAGCGTCACGCTGTTCATCGGGCTGTTTGTCCTGATTGCGGGGCGTTGGGGGTCGAGAATATCCACGCGGGCTTTCAGGCATCCAAATTATTTAGCCCGTGGCAGAAAGATAAACCGTCGGATATTGCCGCTAAGTACCTTAAAGCCAAGGGTGATCCAGATAAAGAATTGGCTTGGTGGAATACCCAAATGGGCCTGCCTCATCGACCCAACTACGGTAAGCGTCTTCCTGTGGATGAGCTGCTATCGCGAAGAGAAGTTTTTGATGCTGAGGTTCCTGATGGTGTTGCTGTCCTGACGGCGGGAATTGATACGCAGGCTGACCGGTTAGAAATTGAAGTGGTTGGCTGGGGAAAGGATGAAGAGAGTTGGTCTGTGGCGTTTGATGTTATCGAGGGTGACCTCGAAACAGCAGAGCCCTGGCTTCGACTTGATGCCTATCTGAAGCAAATATGGCGACGGGCAGATGGGCGTGGTTTTACCATCATGGCCGCTTGTCATGACTCCGGCGGTAACCACACGCAAAAAGTTTATGAATTTGCCAAGGAGCGCCTAGGTCGCCGGATATGGGCCATCAAAGGGGAGTCAGCCACGGGTGGTAAGCGTTCTCCTATTTGGCCCAACAAGCGGCCAACCTCAAAAAATCGGTCGCAGTTTCGTCCGGTCATTATTGGGGTTAACTCGGCAAAAGATTCTATTCGTGCCCGTCTTCACCTTGATAAACCGGGTCCCGGATATATGCACTTTTCAACCGATCGGGATATGGGGTATTTCAGCCAGTTAACGGCTGAGCGTTTGATCATGAAAGAAGCTGCTGGTCAGCGTTATAGCGTTTGGGATCTGCCACATGGTAAAGCTAACGAGGCGTTGGACTGTCGAGTTTATGCTTATGCTGCCCTTGCGGGTTTGTTCCATTTAGGGCTGAAATTAAATACTCGCGCACTGCTGATCGAGTCAGAACCCGATAAAGTTTTACACCCAGCTCCGCCTGAACAGGAAGAGAAAGCCAGTCTACGTCTACCGGGTGCCATTATTCAGGAATCTGAACCTCCCATCACAAAAAGTATCGCCAGGCGGCTGGCTTAAGGATTTCTATGTTCAATGCAAAAACCAGCCTGTTGGCCGGTACGATGAGTCGTGTCCAGCTAGAGTCGGCATTAACCCAAGCACAGCAAGCCTATATCGAATTGTCGGCCGGTGCGAAGGGCGTTTCATTTTCCTATGCACAAGGGGATGGCACCCGATCGGTTACCTATCAGCAAACTGATCTTGGGACACTGATGGGGCTCATTCAACTTCTTCAGGCTCAATTAGACATCGTTAAGCGTCCACGTAAGGCGCTAAGGTTTCGTTACTAATGAAAAACGAGGTGAGGATTTTAGGGCCAGACGGCCAACCACTGCCACCTTCGCGATCTCGCGCATCAATGCTCAGTGGTGGGGGGCGTGTTCCGTATGATGCTGCCGACCAATTCAGTGACACGATGGCCAACTGGCAGCCGTCATTATGGTCACCTGATAACGAAATCAATACGTCACGCGATCAGGTCGTCGCCCGTGTTCGGGACATGGTGCGTAACGATGGTTGGGCCTCGGGCAGTGTGACCCGTATTTTGGATAATGCTGTTGGTGCCTCTTTCCGTCCGCTGGCCAAGGTCGATTATCGGACGCTGGCACTGATGACCAGCAATCCTAAATTTGACGCAAAATGGGCGGATGAATATGGACGGGCCATTGAGGCCGGCTGGCGAATTTGGGCCAATGACCCGAACCGCTATTGTGATGTGGAAAGAAAGAAAACAGTCTCTCAACTACTCCGGCTTGGTTTTCGCCACAAACTGACTGACGGTGATGCGCTCTGTGTGATGCAATATCGTCCGGATCGTCTTGGCTATGGTCGTGCGCAGTATGCCACGACCATGCAGATCATTGACCCGGATAGATTAAGTAATCCTCAGCAAAATTTTGACATGCTGAATATTCGCGGTGGGGTAGAAATTGATGAGGACGGGGTACCTATCGCTTATCACATCCGAAAAGCTCATATAGGTGACTGGTGGAGCGGCAAAGAAACCATGACATGGGAGCGCATCCCGCGTGAAACTGACTGGGGTCGCCCAATCGTTATCCATGACTTTGACAGCGACCGAGCCTCTCAGCATCGAGGTATCAGTATATTCACCCCCATCGTTCAGCGTCTGAAAATGCTGATTAAGTACGATGAGGTCGAGTTGCAGTCATCCATCCTGAATTCCATTTTTGCCGCTTTTATCACCTCACCTTATGATCCTGGTTTGGTCGCGGACGCCCTTGATACGAGTGAAGAAGTTAATCGATATCAAGATATGCGCCGTGAGTATCACGACGAAAAACGCCTGTCATTACAGGGGGGCGCTCGTATTCCAATACTGGCGCCCGGTGAGGATATGACCACGCTTAACGCGGTTCGACCAACCAGTAACTTTGTCGCTTTTGAAAGTGCTGCACTGAGGAACATAGCCGCATCATTAGGAATTTCCACCCAACAACTGACCCAAGACTGGTCTGATGTTAACTACAGTTCAGCCCGTTCCGCCATGCTAGAGGCTTGGAAAACCCTGACCCGCCGTCGCGATGACTTTGCTACAGGTTTCGCTCAGCCTATTTTGTCGTGCTTTATCGAAGAGTTGCATGATTTGGGTGAGGTTCCTTTGCCTGATGGTGCACCTGACTTTCTCGCGGCGAAAGCAGCTTATTGCCGTGCGCAGTGGATGGGACCCGGCCGTGGTTGGGTTGATCCTGTGGCTGAGAAAAAAGGGGCCATTCTCGGGATGGAAGCCGGACTCTCTACTCTCGAAATGGAGGCGGCTGAAAACGTGGGTGAAGACTGGGAGGAATTGCTGGATCAGCGTCAGCGAGAACGTGAGGCATACATTGAACGTGGATTGCCGATCCCTACATGGTTGCAAGCTGAAACCTTTGCACCCGATCAACAACAAAAACCGGAGGCACAGTGAATCTTCCACATTTAGCCCAGCGGCTATTTAACACCCCGCTGGCACTTCATCCACACAAGGCTGAAGTGGTTATGGCGGCATTGACTGACCGGTTCGGCTTAACGCGCATTCAGTCTAATGCCGATTGGGATTGTGATGATGACGATACGTTTTCACGTAAGGGGCGTGACTGTGGTTATGACGTTATCGAGGGTGTGGCAGTCATTCCGATTCAGGGCACATTAGTGCAAAAGTTAGGCACCTTGCGGCCTTATAGCGGTATGACAGGTTATGACGGCATTCGGGCCAGCTTCTTAACCGCGCTCAATGATGACGCAGTTAAGGGAATTTGTTTTGATATCGATTCACCGGGCGGTGAAGTCGCCGGCTGTTTTGATTTGGTTGATGAAATTTATGCTGCTCGAGGCGCTAAACCCATTTGGTCAATCCTGTCCGAAAATGCTTATTCGGCCGCTTATGCACTGGCCAGTGCCGCAGATCGTATTATCGTTCCTCGCACCGGCGGGGGCGGTTCGATCGGCGTCATCGTGATGCATGTTGACTGGTCACAGCGCATAAAAAGCGATGGCGTACAGGTCACGATAATCACTTTTGGGAGCAGAAAAGCTGAATCAAATCCCTACGAGGCATTAAGCGAAGAGGCAAAAAAGGCCATTCAATCAGATGTTGACGAGATGGGCCGCCTGTTCGTGAGTACCGTTTCCCGCAATCGCGGGATAGCAGAGAGAACCATCAGGGATACCGAGGCGGCCTGTTTCTTAGCTGCTGATGGCGTGCAACTGGGGCTAGCTGATCAAGTTGCCTCACCTGATGTCGCATTCCGCGATTTATTAACATTGGTTGGAGAAAAGTAATGGCGAAAATTAAAGGTTTTTCACACCTGTTTGGCCGTGGGGCCAAAGCAACAGAAGAGACAGAGGACGATAAGGAAAAGTCCAAAAAAGCCAAAGGTCATCAGGCTGAGGATGATAAAAAAGATCCTGATGCCGAAGAGAACGATGACGACCAAAACGATAACCCTGATGATCAGGATAATAAAGACCCTGATGCCAATGACGATAGCGATGATGCTGACGCAGAAGAGGGGAAAGAGGGCGACGGTGATGATGACAAAGAAGACCGTAACGTTAAAAAGGGTCGCAGTGCCGAACGTAGTCGCTGTGCTCGTATCTTTGGCAGTCAACATGCGGCTGGACGTATGGATTTGGCGGCAACACTGGCCCTTAACTCAGGCATAAGTTCTGCTGCTGCCATCCGTATTTTGGCAACCACTGCCGCGCCAGCACCGGCTTCAGCTTCCCTCAAACGGACGCTGGATGAACGTATGCAGGCGGCTAATACCCCACGACCAGGGCAAGATGCCGCGAAGACGTCCAGGGGAATGTCTATGGTACAAAAAATGACTAGCCTCTATGACTCTGCAAAAGGTAAAAAATAATGGATAACTTTGGACAAAATGCATTTCAACCGGGCATGCGCTCATCGTTGTTTATGCCAGACCAGTTAGTCTCTGGGACATTACAACTGGTCACTGATACTGGCGTTATTGCTCAGGCGGCTGCGATACATTTACGGGGCACAGTGTTGGGTAAAATTACGGCATCAGGTGAGTACGTCAAGTCTGTTAAGACCGCCACCGATGGCAGTGAGGTTCCGGTCGCCATCCTCGTTGATGATGTGGATACGACAACAACATCTCAGCGCGGAGGCGTTTATTTGATGGGGCAATTCAATCAAAACCGCATTATTCATGATGCTTCATGGACGCTGGCTGAATTAAAAACCGATCTACGGACCTACTCAATCTTCCTCGAAGACAGTATCCAGGCTCCAGTCTAAAACCTAAATTTCTTACTTTGCACCCAATGCCATTCACCTGGTAGGGGCTAACTCGTCCTCAATCTTTGTCTGGCGGCTCTGGCTGCCAGCAAATTAAAAGAGATACTTCATGAATAATATTTACGATACCAATGTGTTGGTGGGTCTGGTTCCCAACCTAAAAACCAGCCAAAACTGGTTACTCGATCGCTTCTTTCCCAATGTGGTGACTTATGAAACCGAAGAGGTTTCCATCGATGTTGATATTGGTAAACGTCGTATGTCTCCTTTCGTTTCCCCGTTAGTTGAAGGGAAGCTGGTGGAGAGTCGCAAGTATCAAACCAATACCTTCAAACCAGCTTACATCAAAGACAAGCGCGCGCCTGATTTGCGTAAACCGATCCGCCGTCAGATGGGGGAGCGCATTGGTGGGGAATACACCGCCGCAGAGCGTGAAATGTTAAATATCCAGTTTGAAATGGAAGACCAAATCGACATGATTAACCGTCGTCTGGAATGGATGGCAGCCAACGCGCTGACTAAATCTCAGATTACCGTGGTGGGTGAAGGATTCCCGACAACTGTTATTGATTTTGGGCGCGCCAGTAATCTGACCATCACATTGAGTGGGTCAGATAAATGGCCATTATCTGTAGCAGCAGGCACGAAAAATACTCAGCCATCCGATGATATTGAAGACTGGCAAACGCTGATGTTGAAAGAATCTGGGGCGGTGGCTACTGACTTGGTCTTTACAACCGCCTCATGGAAAGCGTTCCGTCTCGATACCACCATTAAGGACAATGCTATTACCTTCCCAGCATTGAGTCCGTTTGGTAATCAGGTCGATGCCGGTCCGCGAATCAATAAAGGCGCGGTTTATAAAGGCCGCTGGGGCAACTTTGATTTGTGGCTGTATAACGATTGGTTTATTGACCCTGTTGATGGCATTGAGAAACCAATGATCCCTAATGGCGCTGTATTGATGGGGAGTGCTGATTTGATGGGGACTCGCGCCTTTGGTCTCATTCTGGACCCTGCGTTTAATTACGGTCCTTTGGCTTTTGCACCAAAATCATGGGTTATGCCCGATCCTGCGCAGCGTTACCTGTTGATGCAATCTGCTCCGCTGGTGATTCCAAGCCGGGTGAATGCCTCACTTTGTGCAACGGTGGTGTGATATGGCAAAAACACCAAGCAAGCAGCAAGCTAGCATTAACGAACTGGGCGGCTTGCCGCCCGAGTTCGATGCTGGCTCTCAGCAGGAATCGCATGTTGTGACGGATAATAACGAAACACAGCCTGACCCAGATGCGTTAAGAGGTACATCAACTGGGGATGAGTCTCATAAAACACCTGAAATATCAGATAACCAGAGCAATAGTTCTGCTGAACCTGATATTCAGGAACGTACCACAGAGAACGAGACGGAAAGTAATGATCCTTCTGACGACAGTGACGAGTTGGAGGTTGTTGTTGTAAAAGGTCAGACTCTGCGCCATAGCGGGGAAACGCATGCTGAGAATAGCCGTTTATTCCTGCCGCATGAGGATGCTGAGCGACTGATTAATCTGGGTGTGGTAGCCGATGTGAAAGCGTTACGGCAGCAGGCGGCAAGCTCGATGGGTCCCTCAGTCACCGTCGATGATGGTGTGAAGATAAATCGGGGTAGCTGATGGGTATCAACTGGGATCAGCATCTTCTCGCACCCTTGCATTCGGTGTTTGGTGACCCGGTTGATTACCGCCCCCAAGGTAATAAGCCAACTTATACCATCAGAGGCATCTTTGATCGGGCCTATACGACCATCGACACGCTGGATGACGGTAGCACCATTAACACCACCAACCCCGTTTTAGGGGTAAGGGATGGCGAGTTTTATTCACCACCCAAACAAGGGGACCGAGTATATATTGGCATCGTTGCCAATGAGCCGGTTAATACCTTGTTTGCCGTAGCGGATGTTCAGCCAGACAGTCACGGTGGCAGCAAGCTCATTCTTAATCGGGTAAAAATATGAATACTGCACACGTCAGGCAGTTGGTTGTCTCTGCTATCAAGGGGAATACAGATGCAGAGACTCGCGTTTATTCCCCGCGTGACTGGCCAACCACCGAGGAGATGTATCCGGTTATTCTGGTGCAAACCCTTATCGAGGAAAAGCAGTCATTAGGCCGTAACGCTCCCCAATTCAACACCATCACTACCGTGCGCATTACAGGCCGGTTGCAGGAGTTGGACGGTGAAAATGAGAATGACGGGGCGAACAAGGCAGAGTTGGCACTCGAGCGATTGCGAGAACAAATTGAACGAGCGGTAATCAACAGTTACGACCTCACACGCCAAATACAGCAGTTTGCCCGAGTTCGCTCAACCATTGATCTGGATTCGAGTGGTGAAGGCCATCTGGCTCAACTATTGATGGAGCTGGATATTGAGTATTACCAAGGCCCAGAGGATTTTTACCCCATTGTGGGCGATCCACTGGAGGGCATCGATATCACTATGTCTATGCCAGACGGCACCACTCAACCCGTGGTATCAATAGACCTTTCGGAGTAAACCCCATGATTGTTAAACCCGTAACTGGTCGCACTGTGCGCGATCCGGTTAAGGGCACCTTTTTGCCTGAATCCGGCGCTGAGGTTCCCGATAACTCATTTTGGCGTCGTCGTTTAAACGACGGTGATGTGGTGCGCGAACAACCTAAAGAGGTTAACCCCGCACCCGAAACCACCAAAGCGGAGAAAACCAAATAATGACTATTCCCTTTACTCATATTCCGAGCAATCTTCGGACGCCGCTTTTCTTCGCTGAATTTGATAACTCACAGGCGAACTCGGCGACAACGACGCAGCGAACGTTAATCATCGGACAGATGTTGGCTTCAGGCTCGTTACCTGCGGATATTCCGGTACTGGTTTCCTCAGTGGCTACCGTGGCGGGGCAAGCTGGTGCAGGCTCAATGTTGCATGGTCAGATGGCTGCATACTTAGCGAATGACATCGCCGGTGAGATCTACATTTTACCGTTGAGCGATGTGGGATCCATGGTTGCGGCAATAGGTAAGATTACCGTGACCACGCAGGCATCAGCAACTGGGGTTATCTCTTTGTATATCGCGGGGATTCGGGTGCAAGTCGCGGTGGTGGCGACTGATGAGGTGGCAGAGATTGCCACTGCATTAACCGCCGCCATCAATACCGCCAGCGCCTTGCCTGTCACTGCTGCAGCGGTGGATGCGGTCATCACGCTCACCGCTAAAAACAAAGGCGCTCACGGTAACACGATTGATTTACGGCTGAATTATCTGGGCGGTGCTGGCGGGGAAACAACACCAGATAGTTTGGTACTGACGTTGACGCCGATGGCTGGCGGTGCGGGCGCGCCTGAACTGGATGATGCGCTGGCTAATTTGCAGGACAGGACCTTTGATTTCATTATCAATCCGTACACGGACACCGCGTCACTGAATAAAATAAAAGAGTTCTTGTCAGATAGCACCGGCCGCTGGAGTTATGCCGAGCAGCTTTATGGCCATAGCTTTGCGGCTCAATCTGGGACTTATGGACAACTGACCGCGGCAGGCGAATTGCGTAACGATCAGCATGCTTCTCTGTTGGGGGTCAACGGCTCTCCGACACCAAGCTATATCTGGTCGGCGGCCTATGTCGGCGCTATTGCGCAAAGTTTACGTAATGACCCCGGACGCCCGTTACAAACATTAGCGATTAGTGGCGTACTGGCCCCGCCACTGGCAAGCCGCTTTACGCTAACTGAGCGTAATAACCTGCTGCACAGCGGGATCTCCACAGTCACTGTGACGGATGATGGGACAGTTCAGGTGGAAAATATCATTACCACCTATCAAAAGAACAAATACGGGGCAGAAGATGACAGCTATTTGCAGATTGAAACCTTATTTTTGCTGATGTTTGTCACTCGTTTCTTGCGTACTCAGGTTACGTCGAAATTCGCCCGTATGAAATTGGCGGCTGATGGTACCCGTTTCGCCCCCGGCTCGGCCATTATCACGCCAAATATTATCCGAGCGGAGTTGATTGCGCAGTACCAGACGCTGGAATTCAACGGCTATGTGCAGGATGCCAAAGGTTTCGCCAAGGGGTTGATTGTCGAAAAGAGCGCCAGCAACCCGAACCGAGTGGATGTGCTGTGGACTGGCGTCTTGATCAATCAGCTGCGTATCTTCGCCGTTCTCAACCAATTCCGCCTACAGGCATCAGCATAAGGATTCATTATCATGGGTGATACATCCAATCGCCTCGCCGGGACAGCGTATGTCACGGTTGACGGCCTGACCATCATGGTGGCGGGGCAATTCAAATACAGCCCCTCCAGAGTCAAACGGGAAACACTGACGGGAATGGATGGGGTGCATGGTTATAAAGAAACCTTTAACGCCCCGTTTATTTCCTGCCAAATCCGCGACAGTGGCGGCACGTCGATCAGCGATTTTAACGATCAGACTAATGTCAATATTGTCTGTGAACTGGCTAATGGCAAAACGATTATTGGCAGTGGTATGTGGTCGGTTAATACCCAAGAAGTGGACAGCACCGAAGCAACCGCTGATATTCGTTGGGAAGGTGGTTCTGTATCGGTGACGGAGAACTAAGATGTCTGAACTGGAACGCACTAAAACAATCACTCTTGTTAAACCTATCAGCCACGACGCAACCAAAACCACTTATGAGGTTATCGACCTCAGTGAGCCGGTATTAATTCAGGTTCAGCAGTTTTATGACGAACAGGCTAAATCTGGATCGCTCAGTGCGATGGGACTACTTATTTCGCTGGTGTCGAATGTGCCGCGTGAGGCGATTAAAAAGATGGCCTTTACCGACTATAAAGCCTGTGAGGTCTACATGATGAGTTTTTTAGCCTACTCCCCACAACAGGAGAATGGGGTAACGAACTCGCGGATGTGACTTATTACTATGGGTGGGGGCCAGCAGAGGCCTGGTCCCTGACCTATAGCCGATTGCAGTGGTGGTATCAGCAGGCGGTCAGAATTAACAAGGTTAAGGCGGGAAAGAATGGGTAATGCATTTGATTTTGAACTGACCGCGACAGATCAGGCGTCAGCCTCTATTCAGCGTATCGAAGAGGCTGTTAAAAATCTTATCCCTGATCTGGATAAAACCCGTGATGGACTTAAATTAGGGGGGCAGGAATCGACTGAAGGTATTGATGATCTGAATACTCGCCTCAAAGGAATGGGGCAGTTTGCGCGTGACGGTGTGCAGTTTATCGGGGATTTAGTGCCTCCGTTGAAGATGGTCGGGGAAATAGGCGGTAAGGCGCTCAACTTTGGTGTACTCGGTGCTGTAGGCTACCTTGGTGCAAAAGCAGCTCAGGGGTTGGGTGCTGCGGCTGACTCAGCCTATTCGCTTGATGTCGCCGCTAAAAATGCTGGTATGTCAGTTGATAATTTTAGCCGTATTAGCGGCGCGATGCAGATATTAGGGGTGGATAGTGACTCTGCCCGTCAATCTGTTGAAGGGTTATATCAGACGTTTAATGACCCTTTGTGGGCGCGTAATGACACTACGCAGGCGCTACTGGCTCAAAACGGGATCGTCATTGAGCGGCTCAAAGATGGCACGGCAGATGTCTATAAAACGCTGGATAACGTTGCCAAGATATTCCCTAAACTGTCGACTCAGACTCAAAAAACATTAGCTGAGGCGATGGGATTGGATGCCAATCTTTTGGCATTAATGCGGGAGGGGACCAGGTACAAAGAATTACTGTCCAAATCGGATAAGTTTAACTTAACTGTAGATCCTACGCTGAACAAGCAACTCACCGAATTAGACCGTACAATAGCCGAAGTGAGCGCGGCATGGGATGGACTAAAACAGCGCGGACAAAATAAACTTTATGGTGCTATTTTGTCGGATGGCTCGGTTAAAGATGGAATAGAAGGCGTTACCGATGTCGTCACTAACGGTGATGTTATCGGGTTGAGTCATGCGCTAGGGTTTAACAGGGGTAATGATGCAGACACGCTACGTAAAATACAGGACGATAAAGAGTTTTATAAAAATCTCCCCTGGGATGAACGAGGGTCGGTCAATATCGGTGTAATGACCGATAATATTCGCCAGAAATATCAAAACTGGCAAAAGCAGCATCCGGTTACGGTTACCGATCAGGGTAAAGTAACGGAACCGATAAATACGCCTTACTTATTGACGCCATCCACACCGAGCACACCAACATCAGGACAAGATGCTCTGGGTGTAAGGAATAATAACCCTGGAAATTTAAGAGTAGCGCCTAATGCGACTGGTAAAAATGGAGGGTTTTCCACGTTTGCTAATCCTCAGGAAGGGATCGCGGCTCTTTCCCGGCAATTGCAACTCTATGGCGATAGAGGAAACAATACACTCTCCGGTATTTTGCATACTTACGCACCAAGCACAGAAAATAATACGCAGGGCTACATTAATGCTGTTTCTGGTGCAACGGGCGCGAACCCATATGAGCGGCTAGACCTTCATTCACCTGAAGTATTGAAAAAGTTAGTCACTGCTATCATCAGCCATGAAAATGGCTATCAGCCGTACAGTTCTCAAGATCTTGATAACGGTATTAACAACTCGATTAATGATGATCGATGGAAAGGGTTGCGTAATCCCAATATTTTGTTGTCTCAGCGCCAGTCACTTTCTTCAGATGGTGAGAAAGATCCTAATTCACTATTACCTACTCCTCAGCCAGAGGATCGTATTATTAATAACAAGCCGGATTCGATTCTAGATCCCCCCAATAGTAGTGAAAAAGATATTAATGAAATCACTCGGGATATAGGGGGGGAGAAGACCGAAATCGAGCTTACGCTGATTACAGATAAAACAGGTGCCCGCAGAACCATTACCTCCCCAGTAGGCGCTAAAATATCAACATCAATGAATTACCCAAGCTAATGCAACGTCGTTACCAACCTCGCCTCTGGCGGGGTTTTTACTTTAAGGGGGAATAAATGTCTCTGATAGGTAATGCACTTTCTGATTTATTAGGTACGGGCGGTGATAGTTGGCAGTGGTCCGAGCATCTACACCCTGCATCATTTCGTGGGGTTCCCTTTGCGGTTATCAGTGCGGAAGGTGTTTTCGGTCGTCGGCAGGCCATTCATGAATACCCTTATCGAGATACCGCATGGATTGAGGATCTGGGCCGCGCCACTCGTCGCCTGACTATCCGTGGTTTTCTCATTCAGAGTAGCGGCCTTTATAACGCGCCCGATGTTATGACCCAGCGCGATTCATTGATTGCCGCCTGTGAAATGCCCGATGCAGGGACATTAGTACATCCAACGCTGGGCGAAATGACGGTCAGTATTCCCGAAAGCGGTCTTCGCCTGAATGAAGGGGCGGAGTCAGGGCGGGTTTTTGAATTTACGTTGACCATCATTGAGTCTGGTTTACGGGTGTTTTCTGTTACCAGCTCCGCTGATGCGGTTTCGTCGATTCAGTCGTCATGGTTTGGTCTGGCCTCCAAGTCCGTCGCCACCTTTATTGCCACGGTCAAAGGCGAGATCCGTTCAGTGACTCAAACCATCAGAACGCTGAAAAGCACCGCGGCATTCTGGGTAAACATGGTTGATTCGACAACCAGTGAGGCAACAAATCTGGGTAATGTACTCAGATCAACGCTTGGACGCGATCGTTATGGCCGTTTTAATCACGGTGCGGTTGGGGGGAGCGTGTCAGGGGCCACTGCATCTGTCATCACGCAGAGCGACACAACGGACCTGTCCGCGCTGGTGGATCAACGAATGGCTGTTTCAGTCGAGGGGCGGGCCTCTCTCACTGATGCGACTGATACATTCAAAGAGGCCGCGACGATTGAAGGATATGCCAATGCTGCGCTTGCGGTCGTGAATGCCATCTTGGCCAGCGGAGCCAGTACCCTTGATTTAATCCGCATGATGCAAGAGTTAACGGCAATCAATGACGACACCTTTCGACCCAATCCCGGCGACAGCAATACCGCCGCTGCCAGTTATCAGCTCATTATTGTGTTGTGTGCGGGCGCGATGGTGTTTGCCGCGGCGCAATATCAACCGGAAAGCTATGACGATGCGGTCGATATATTGACGCGGGTCTGTGATGTGGTAGACGGTGCCGCGCTTTCAGCGGCTGATACAGGCAATGATGAGGTGTATCAGTCATTAATGACGTTACGTGAGTCTATCGTCACGCTGTTACAGCAGACGGGCGCTAACCTGTCTCGCGTTGAGATAGTCAATTTTAACCGCTCACTGCCCGCGCTTAATCTGGCCAATCGGCTCTATCAGGATGCCAGCCGGGGTGATGCACTGGTGAAAATGGCGGTTCCTGTTCATCCGGCATTTATGCCCCTTCGATTTAAGGCGCTGAATTCATGAGTGATGATTTGACGCTGCGTATTGGCAATAAGCTGATCACGGGCTGGGATAATATCCGTGTCACTCGCAGCATAGAGCGGTTGCCCAGCGATTTCAGCCTGTCATTGATGGACCTTTATCCGGGGAGTGATAACCAGCAGTGGGTCAATCCCGGCGACCCCTGCGTGGTTAATTTGGGTGATGATGTGGTGCTCACCGGGTATATCGACCGCTGGGCACCGATGATCAGCCGTAACCGCCGCGAAGTGAGGGCGACAGGGCGGAGCAAGTGCCAAGACTTGGTTGATTGCTCCGCAGAGTGGCCAAACAATGTGATCAGCCAATCAACAGCGCTACAGATCGCCCAACGATTGGCGCAGCCCTACGGCATTACGGTAACGACAGATGTGACCGACTTGGATATTGTCCCCCAATTTACATTGAACTGGGGTGAATCCTCGCAGGAAATCATTGACCGGATCACCCGCTGGGCGGCGCTGCTCTATTACGACTTGCCTGATGGGAACCTCTATCTGACTCGGGTGGGGACGCGCAAAGCGGCCAGCGGTGTCGCGCAGGGCATCAATATCGAAGACGCCGCGTATAACTCCGGTATGGATCAGCGCTTTTCTGACTACATTGGTGTATCGATGTCGGTGAGCCAACTTCAGGAGCAGGTACAGGACGCCGGATATGGCGCGGTGACGTTAGCCCGCAGTCGCGATCCTGAAGCGGCCAAAATGCGTTATCGCAACCGTATTATCATTGTTGAAAGCACGATGAAAGCGCTAAAACTGGCCCAGCAGTGCATCGACTGGGAAATGAACCGCCGTTATGGCCGCTCTAAAGAGCTGTTGGTGACGGTCGATAGCTGGCGGGATAAAGACGGAAAACTGTGGGAACCTAACACGCTGATCCCCATTGATTTACCTGTTTTTGGTTTAAAGGATGAACTCTGGCTGCTATCGGAGGTGACCTACCTCAAAGACGATCACGGCACCGCCGCGCAAATGGTCCTGATGCCCCCCGAAGCCTTTACCGTCCAACCTTATCAGTTTTATTCAAATCTTATGGAGTTAAACCAGTAATGAGCGACTCAGGGCAACTCTCCAAGTTATACCGGCAAATAAAAATGATGATTGGGGTGGGGCGAGTGACGGGCAGCAATGATGGTGGCACCGTTCAGACCGTCCAATATCAAACCCCTTTAGAAGTTCGTAGTGATACCCCGAGGCTGGCTGAGTTCGGTTTTTCATCAGGACTTCCCGCCAATACTGATGTGGTTATTGGTTTTTTAGGTGGGGATAGGTCAAGCGCAGTCATTATTGGCTCAAATCATCAGTCTTTTCGTCATACCGGACTCAATACGGGTGAAACGGTTATTTATTCGCAATGGGGGCAATACGTTAAGTTAACTGAAACAGGGATTATTATTGAAGCCAATGGCCAGCCGGTCACGATTAATAATGCTACGGAGGTGACGATTAATGCTTCGGAAAAAGTGCGGCTAAATACGCCTTTACTGGAGGTCAGCGGCGATATTATTGATAACGCTGGCAGCAATGGCACCACACTGAAAACCTTGCGCGAAGCCTATAACACCCACAATCACCAACTTAAAAATGTTCAGGGTGGCAGCTCGACATTAACCAGTGAAGTGACGGGGAAGGTGGTTGAATGACAACCGATATCAAAACAATCTGGGAGCCGGACAAATTGCTGGGCGACTGGCAGACCGGCGGCGGTGGGCTACTGGATGGCAATGATTTAGAGACCGCCATTTTGATTAGTCTGTTCACTGACCGGCTGGCCCGTGCTGATGATGCTATCGATGGCGATGATCGCCGGGGGTGGTGGGGCGATACGGGATCAGAGTACCCGATTGGCTCCCGTCTGTGGTTGCTGCGCCGCAAAAAACTTACTACCAAGGTAGCGCTAAAGGCTGAAGACTATGCCAATGAAGCCTTGGTTTGGTTGCTTGATGATGGTGTGGTGACGGCAATCAGCACCAATGCCCAGATAATGTACCCCAACCGATTGAATCTCATCGTCAGCTATCAACAACCTGCGCAAACACAGGCGTCTGTTAAATTTTCATGGGTATGGGAGACCTAATACATGCCATTTAATCGCCCCACATTAAGCGAACTGCGCCAGCGCAACCTGTCTTATATTCAATCAGAGCTCAAGACAGGCGGTAACTTATTACGTTTCTCCAATATCGGTGTGATCAGTGATGCTGATGCCGGAATGGCGCATTTACATTATGGCTATCTGGATTATATCGCGCTGCAATCCACGCCTTATAATGCCACCGACGAATATCTTGCCGCATGGGCCGCGTTGAAAGATGTGTTTCGCAAGCCAGCCAACCCCGCCACCTGTCCTACCGTCGAATTTAGTGGTACTACAGGCCGTGTGATTGCCGCTGGGAGCCTGTTAAATCGGGCCGATGGTTATCAATATCGCCTCGATCATGAGGTCACACTGGGCACTGGCGGCACAGGCACTGGCTCAATCACGGCGGTTCTGCCAAGCGTATTGGATGACAACACGGGCGGTGGTATTGCCGGGAATGCCGATGCAGGGACATCCCTGACATTGGATGTGGCCATCGATGGTGTTCTGTCGGTGGCCGCCGCCACAGTTAAGATATCTGGCGGCGCTGATATTGAATCAGAAGATGCTTTTCGTTCTCGTATGCTGCTGGCTTATCAAAATACCCCTCAAGGCGGCAACGATACCGATTATCGCGGCTGGGCTTTGGCTGTGCCGGGGGTGACTCGTTGTTGGGTGAAGCGCCGCTTGCAGGGGGTGGGCACGGTCGGTATTTACATTATGTGTGATGGTAATGATTCCGGTGGTTTTCCGGTCGGAACGGATGGGGTTTCACAGCTCGAAGAATGGGGGGCAGTGAAAGCAACGGGTGATCAGGGGCGGGTCGCTGATCACATCTACCCCTTACAACCCATTATTGCCATCATCTATGTTTGTGCGCCGTTGGCAGCACCCGTGAATTTTGTAATTAGTGGCATTCCTACAGCATCCAGTGAAACGACCTCGGCAATCAATACGGCTATTGATGAGGTCTTTTTTACTGAGGGTGAGCCGGGCGGGAAAATTTTACTGTCATCACTGCTGCTGGCCATCGGTGATGTTGTAGGAACCAGTGGTTTTATTCTTGATTCTCCGACGACGAATATTCAGCTTGAAACCGGTCAATTACCTGTCCGGGGTACGGTGACCTACCTATGAGTCGTTATTCTGTGAATGAATATACTGCGGCGCTTCAAGCACTCATGCCTAGCGGTCTGGTTTGGCCCCGACGACTTAACGGAGTTCAAACCAACACATTACGAGCTTTGGCACGGTCTTACCAACGCAGTGATGAAGATGCCCGTGATCTGCTTGATGCGGCTTTTCCATCGACAGCGACCGCAATGCTGCCTGAATGGGAGGCGACACTTGGGTTACCTGATTTATGCGCGATAGGTGAGATTGATAGCATTATCCAGCGTCAGAGGGCCGTAGTATCTAAACTCTTCGGTATTGGTGGTCAGTCAGTGGCTTATTTTATTCGAGTTGCTGAGGCGCTGGGTTACACCATATCGATTACTCAATACCGACAGGCTTGTTCGGGAATGTCAGTGTGTGGGGACGCACTGAATGGTGAGGAATGGCCGTTTACCTGGTTGATTACCGCACCACAAACTAGCATCAATTATGCGCAGTGTGGTTTAACGTATTGCAGTGACCCTCTGCGGTCGTGGGGAAACAAACAACTTGAATGTCGGTTAACAGTGTTAAACCCCTCCCATACCATTCTTAAATTTGGTTACGTTAATTAAATAATTACCCTTTACCCATTTGTTTAACGCTTTAACTAGTGAGAATTTTCTATGCAAAAAATTGGTGATATCCCTAATACTCGCGCTGATAATAATGGTGAGTTTACTGATGGTAATGTTGCTGGTGGGGTGCCACCCACGATATTGCCGGCAGAGTGGTTTAATACCATTCAGCGCGAATTAATTAGCATCCTGACGGCAGCTGGTATTGATCCAGACAGCGCTAAATTCGATCAGGTATCCACTGCTGTCTCTAAATTAATCACTGCCGGTGGTTTTTTAAAAACAGCCAATAACCTATCCGAAATTAAAGCAGCCGGTGCCGCGGCAGTCGCAGCTACTCTCGCAAATCTTGGCTTAAGCGACGTAGCCCATCTTCCACAATTAACGGGTGTTATTGGCACATCTCGCAATGCCAGAATGGCGGTAACATCTGCATCCGCAACGGCAACATTTGTTGTAGATGAAATTATTGTTCAGTCATCAATTGGTGGGCTGCAATATAAACTATCAAGTATCGGGAAAACCATTAATTTAGGCACTTCAGGTGCAGGGGGAACTAATGGTACGGTTCCAAGTAATGGGTTTGCTGCAATTTACTTAATTTATAACCCAGTAACATCAGTGTCTGCATTATTTGCTACAAATGCAACCTCTGCTACTGTAACGGAAATTTGTCCTGTAGCTATGCCTGCTGGATATACAGCATCTGCGTTAGTGAGTATTTGGCGTGTGTCTGGTGGATTATTTGTAGTTGGCTATCAGGACGGTAGAAAGATCGCTGTAAATGAAGTTAATATACTTACTACATCAACAGCTCAATCAACACCAACACAGTTATCATTTACCTCTGCTGCTCCACTTAATTCTAAGTCAATTGGCGCTAACGTTAGCGTTAATGGCGGGCCGTCTGGTGCTGTATATAACATGGCGACGTCTTTATATGTTGGCCCTAGCGGGATTGGGCGACAGGCTGCAAATATCACATCAACCAACTATGTAACATACTTAGAGATTATTACACCTGCTTCGGGGGTTACCTATTATTCGTACACATATGGTTCCGCATCAACAAATTCGTTATTAATTTACATTGTTAGCTACACTTTCTAA